ACGGTCCCCCCACCCCCCCCCCCCCCCCCCCCCCATCAATCACTAAACATCTTATTGTACTCTATCAATCCAACCGCTCGTTCCAAATAAGCAACCAATGGAGTTAATAAGTTATCTCGCTTGCAACTTGTCAAAACCATCTGACGAATGTAAGCTTCAAACGGAACTTGGTTCGTGAAACCTACTTTCAAATTCTCTAAAGCTTGACCTCTTTTATAAGGTAAGCTTATAAAAGCACAATAACTAAAAGGATTCTCAACAGTTCCCATAACATGAATAACTTCAAAACGATGCAGTGGCGTACCATTTGAGGTCAAAAAAGTGATACCGAAAGTTATTGAATTATCAATTCTACTGAACTCTATCAGACCTTTATAATTTTCATGCTCTTTTAACTGGAATGGAATTTCAAAAGGTTTTCTCTGTTGAAAACTTAGAGAAAGTTGAAAATACAACCGTAGTAATCTATCAGCTATTCTAGCTAGTTTTTCTTCTTTTGTTTGTCTTTTAGTCAAAATCAAATCTCCTTTAAACAAAGTTATCCAACCCTTTAAACAAAGCTTGCATTTGAGGTTCAGTTAAACAGTCTGACAAGAACTCAGCTACTTCTAAAAGTCTTACATCTGCCAAGCTCTCCAAGATTGAAACCTTTTGAACAAACCCTTTAGAGCATTTAGTACATTTAAGTGAAAACGTAAATAAACCACGTTTTTCATCAAACTCACGAATAATAAACAATTCACGAACTACATAACCTGTACTAAGGTTTGTTAAGTAAAAGCGCATATATGTATAGTTTTCTGTGGTTAATTTCGAATAACCAAAATCCCAAGTAGAATTTGACATAAAATGTATATCTTTCTTTGTATCTGGGAAGTATTCAAACTGAGTCAGTAAATCTAATACTTTATCCGCTACCTGTTTGTTTAAATCTTTTGCCATAATTACCTCACAAAATAAAACCTTAAAAAGAAGATTGTTGCAAACCTTTTAAAAAGACTTGAACCGCTTCATAACTTCTAATATCTGTTACAACAGATAAAATCTCTAAACTTCCAAAAGAACTTTTAGAAATATCTTGAACAAATACCTTAGAACTACCCACTAATTTTCCATATTTAAAATTTTGTAATTCTAATTTCAACTCTGAGCTATTTAACTCTTTACTTAAAAACAAACTATATAAGGGTAAACCTGTAGAAGTTTTATACACCTTCAACTCAAATTTTCTACCAAATGCAGTAAACTCATAAGTATAGTCTTTATCGAAATCAAACCTCTCAGTAAAATAATCGAACTCAGTAGATGTAATCTCTAACCACCTAAAAAGATAAACCATACGTTCCGATAGTTCTTTTTGACTAACAGTTAATTTACTCATAAACTTATTACATCTCTTTCAAACTTGGGTATAATTCATGAAGATACCGCAAAAGGATGTTCTCCAAATAGTTGTATTTCATAAACTCTAATAAACCAACTAAATCTTCAAGTCTACCTTTTTGCGAAACCTCAAAATGATTAACCTCAGTAATCTCACCTTTTGAATCGTAATGATGCACTTCTACAAAAACAACATAAGGTTCAGTCGGTTCAGTTAAAACATCTAAGTAATTTGTAACAACCAACTGGAAAGTCATCCGTTTACTTCGATTGTAAAAACGTAAATGGAGATTTGGATTGCGTCTTGTAATATCGTTATAAATCGAACCGATAATCTTACCATCACTTGTCATAGGCATTTTTGGTAAGTGTTTATTCAACACTTTACTACTCAAAAAATCTTGAATCAAGGTATCTAAACCCAATCTTAAATGACAAAAATCTTTTTCTGATAACATAAACTACTCCCCTTTCACATAAGACAACCAAGCGTTATCTTGGTCTAAAATCGCTTGACTTGTAAAAGACCTGCGGTGAGGATTCCATACAGAACCACCACTTGAAACTTCTGAGGAAGTTGAGGATACCGCAGAACCACTATCAAATCGTGTTAAATTGTAAGTTGCAATTAAGTTATTGAGCTTAGTTGCATAATTTGTATCTGTTGCGTAACGACCCGTTAAATGCGCAGTTGCAACATCATAAGACCCTGCTATCGAACGGTGCGCCCCCTGATATAAAGGTAACTGTAAGAGTTGTGCGTAATCTTCTAAAGAAGCTCTCCAAGACGGATATTGACGGAACGAGTCTTGAATAGTATAAGTGTTCCCAGCTCCATCATCTTCCCATGTCTGAAATACTGCACTAGCACCATTATAAGAACCCTTTACTCCAAACAAGTTGTAATAAGGAGCATCTGAAAGTCCAGACGTTCCCGAACGAGACTCTAAAATAGCTTGCGCAATCATAACAGAAGGAAACAAATCATATTGATTTGCCAGCTCTTGAGAAACACCACCGATACGGTTGATAAAATCATTTGTAGTATCTGTTAAATGGACTGCTTCTTCTGCTTTGGCATCTGGTGTCGTCAACACATATAGCGCACCTCCTAAAAATGATACCCCTACAAGATTTAGAAGTGCTACATTTCTTAGAAACTTTGAGGACTTCTTCTTACCTCGTTTTGTTGTCTTCTTCTTAGTTTTCGTCTTAGCCAACTGCTCTTTTCTCCTTGTATTTAATCGAAATCTTATTGTTATTAGTTTACTACAATTTTTAGAAAATTGCAAGGATTTCACATAAGAAATTTAAAAGAAAACTCAAATTAAACTAAAAGATAAGAAGTACAAAAACTTGAACTTGGCAGAGTAGAAACTAGTTTGTATTAAAGGAGGTTTAACCAATTAGCGATAGAAGGCTCTCATTTGCTTTCTAACGCAGTTTAAAATGTGGAGGGGTAAATAGACCTCTTTATGTTTAAAATCGAAACTGAGGTAATCTGAGAGGTCTCAGACACGAAAAAGAGAGAATACCAAATGGTATTCTCTCTAAATCAAATCTAGTTAATCTTCTTTTCGTTTCTTAAAGCTAAACCCTAACAAACCAAGAAGCCCAACTCCACTTAGGGCAACTAACTTGTCAGAATCAGAAGTACCTGTATTTGGTAGCTCTTTCGCTACAAATTGTTGTTGTTGTGGAGCTTGTGGTTGAGGTTGTGGAATCTCAACTACTGGCACTACTGGTTGTTTTGGCTCTTCAGATACTGTAGGAATCTTGTACTCAGGTTTTTCCAAAATTGGAGCATCGTTCGGTACAACCCCACCTTTGAACTCTGGGAGTTCAAATTTTGGAGCTTCGTTTGGTACAGAACCAAGCGGTGCTTTGTACTCAGGAACCTCATGAATTGGAGCATCGTTTGGTACAGTTCCATTATCATAAGTTGGAATTTCAACTTTAGGAGCTTCATTTGGAATAACTCCACCGTTGAACTCTGGCAACTCATGAACCTCTGGGTCTCCCGGTTTACCAACCAAACCTAAGTAAGTCAATTTGTCGTGAACTTCAGGGATACCGGGTGTACCGATAGGGTCAGTATACTCTGGGAAATCAGTCTTAGGTGCTTCGTTTGGAACGGTTGGATATTCATCAACAGTCACTACTGCACGGTAGAAATAATCTACCACAGTACCACCTACAGAAATAGTACCTTTAGCGTTGTTTGGAGTTTCTACCAACTCATAACGAGTTGTTGTAATAACTTCCTTGTTGCGCTCTACTTTTCGATCTACTTTAGGAGCAATTTCAACTGGCGTTGTTGTGTAATCTGAGTGAATCACCAATTCTTCTTGAACATCTTGAGGGTGAAGCGCTTCGCGCGTTCCTTCAAGCAAGTAATTAACTGTCAGAGGAGCTTTCTTCATCACAGTTGTCTTACTTACAGTTGGGCGGTAATAGTAGTTCACAACCTTACCTTCACTTGGAACAGTACCTTCTGCATCAGTTGGAGTTGCTACTAATTCATAGGTTGTAACCGTAGTAATCACACGGTCTACTAAGTCTTGTACCTCAGTCTTCGGTGTGATTTCTTTGGATACCGTAGAGTAGTTACTTCCAATTTGTTTATCGCCTTGGTTGTCACTGTCTGCTAACTTATCAGTTGTACCTTCGATGTAATAATTTGCAACTACTGGTGCTTGTTTCAACACTTCATTTACAGTCACAGTTGGAACGTAGTAATAATTTACTACTTTACCACCTACAGGCACTTGACCAGCTTTGTCAGAAGGAACTTCTTTCAAGGTGTAAGTTGTTGTAGTTGTTACTGTTTTCTCTGGTGTGTCTACTACTTCTGTCTTAGAAGGAATATCTTTCGCCACAGTCGAGTAATCAGAACCAATATTTTTAAGTCCAAAATCCTCAGAATCAGCTAATTTGTCTGTTGTACCATCCAAGTAATAGTTTGCAACAACCGTTGCAGTCTTAGGAGTTTCATCTACTGTTACTGTTTTCACATAATAGTAGTTGATAACTTTTCCACCAACAGGTACGATACCGCTTGTATCCTTTGGAGTTTCTTTTAGAGTATAAGTGGTAGTTGTTACAACTGTTTTCTCTGGTAACTCTTGGACATCTCGAATTGGTGCAATTTCTTTCGCTTCAGAAGTGTAGTTAGAACCAACCTCTTGTTCTCCCTTATCTACAGAGTCAGCGAGTTTAGTTTCTGTACCGTCTTCATAGTAGTTCACCAAGACTGGTGCTTTCTTCATGACCGTATCTTCTTTTACTACTGCACGATAGAAGTAGTTCACTACTTTTCCACCGACTGGAACCGTTCCTTCTTTATCTGTAGGCTCTGATACGAGTTCATAAGTTGTTGTACGAGTCACTACTCTATCTTCAAAGTCTTGAACCTCTACTTTAGGAGTAATATCTTTCACACTTGTAGAATACTGTGAACCAATTTCTTTCTGTCCTTGGTCATCTGAGTCAGCCAATTTATCCGTTGTGTTTTCAAGGTAGTAATTAGCTACTACTGGAGCTTGTTTCATCACAACATCTTCTTTAACAACTGCCCGGTAGTAGTAATTTACAACTTTTCCACCTACTGGAACGTTGCCGTTCTTATCTGTAGGTTCAGAAACCAATTCATAAGTAGTTGTTCTAGTTACTACACGGTCTTCCAAGTCTTGAACTTCCGTTTTTGGAGAAATGGATACCGCTTCGGTAGTGTAGTTAGAGCCAATATCTTTTTGGCCTTGGTCTACAGAGTCAGCTAACTTAGTCTCTGTATTTTCAAGGTAATGATTAACTACTACTGGTGCTTGTTTTGCAACCTCAGTTGTCTTAACTACTGCACGGTAGAAGTAATTAACGGTAGTTCCACCTTCAGCTACTTTACCTGTTGCGTTGTCTGGAGTGGCTACCAACTCATAAGTAGTAACTGTAGTAACTGTCTTTTCTGGTAAGTCTTGAACTTCCGTCTTTGGTTCAATCGTCTTAGATTGAGTTGTGTAGTCAGATTTAACTGGTAAATCAGCTTGATTTTCACTAGGTGCTAGAGAAGTTGTTGTATTCTCTAGGTAGTAGTTTACGTTTAGAGGTGCTTTCTTCTCACGGTAGTAATGAGTTACTGTAGAAGTTCCATCAGCAACAACTTTATAGGCACGGATTGGAGTGATGATTTCACGTTTGTTGTAAGTTGTTTCATTATGAGTGCTTGTGGCTACCGCTTTGAAACCTGAGAGACCGTCTCGCTCTCTTTCTTCTTGAGTTACATGGAATAACCCATCTTCTGAAAGGTGTAACTCTTTACTAGGGTCATCTACATCAGTAGAGTCACTTGATGAAACCTTATAAAACTTAACTGTTGGGGCAGTTTCTGTAGTTGAAACCGTAACAGAACCGTCATCATTGACTTTAACGTTACCTGACTTCACTAGCTCAGAGAACTCAGAATCAACTGTTTCCACTTCTGGAACCCATGTTGAAATTACACTTTTATCTATAAGATGTGTAGCTGTCTTAGTAGTAGTTGTAACTACACTAAAACTTCCAGTATCATCTAAAGTGTAATCTTTACGGACAGAAGTTGTAACTGTTACTGTACCAGATTGAGCTGTAGTTTCCTTTAAGTTTGAGAAAGTTAAGCCGTTTAAGATTGAAGATACCCCTGCTCCACTTGGAGAAATTAAATCGTTAGCTTCATTGCTAGTCATAAAATCAGCAGGACCGCCTGTAAAGTAGTAACCTTTCTTAACACCGCCCCTTGCAAGTGTTTCTGGTAAATAAGCTAATTTAACACCTTTATCAGCTAACTTAGTGGCTACACCCTCTAAGTATGTATCTAACTTAGCTTTTGTAGCTGCGACCTTATCTTTATCTTCTTGACTAGTTGCCTCATTTTGAGCAAAATTCAGAATTTGGTAGATTCTGTCATACATTTTGTGCTTTTTAAGAGCCGTGGCTAAGGTTGGGTTAGTTGATGGGTCTAAAGGAACGTAATCTTTAAGTTCGAAGAAAGGTTTTAAGTCTTCTTTTAGAGAGTCATGTAACCAATCTCCACCATCTGCGAAATCGTATAATTGATTTGCATCTACACTCTTACGAACATCATCAGAAGTACCGAAAATCCCGTCAGCTCCTGCTTCTAGTATGTTTGCTGACTCACCTAAACCCGGACCACTGAGAGTATATGTTGGGTTAGTAAAGCTAGAACCTCTATCTACATTTAGGGAGTTTTCTGCTAAATCAAAAGTAAACCCGTTATAACGTTTTCTAGTTTCAACAGTCTTACTACTGTTATTACTCACTGCGTATGTATCTTTGTCGAGAACAAGAATAGAGTCGCCTTCTTGAAGAGTTACATTTACTTTAGTGAAATCTTTAGCACTTGCAAGACCAGCTTTCCATTTAGAAACAGCATCTTCATCGCTGGATACCCCATTGTCAGCTACGACATATTTACCGTATTGACCATCAGCAGTTTCTTCTACGAGGTAAACCTTACCTGTTGTCTTAGTGTAGTTAATTTCTCCGAGGTTGTTGTGCATGCCCTCTGGAGATACACTTGCTTCAATATCGTTGAATTGAGTTTTACTGTACTTAGCTTTGTCTGCACCCTCAACCTCAGAACGAGTACGCTCGTAAACTTTACCGTTTGCTTCAATAGTGTCTTGTTTACCTGTTTCCTCAGAAACAGTGATACCGCTCTTATCAGCAGTTGATTCACGATAGTCTTTACCGTCTGTGTCAGCTGAAATACCCTTCTTGTCATAAGGAGTTGTAATTGTTCCCGAACCTGTTGCTACTGTTTCAGTTTTCAAAAGTGATTTATCTTCTTCCAACTTGTAATTTACAGTAGTTTCAGAAGTAAGATTTACAGTATCAGCACCGTCAGCTTCACCTTTGTTTTCGTTAGCTTTAGTAGGTTCAGCAACACCTTTATTCAAGACTGCATCAAATTTAGCAGTTTTAGTTGTGTCAGTGTTATCTGTAAACGTATTTGTATTTGCAGAAGTTGTCTTAGCAACACTATCTACCAGTGCAACTTCGTTACCACCTGCTCCATTTACAACATCAGCCGAAACTGAATGTGTAGTTGTTACTAAACCAAAACCTAGTGCAAGAAGTGTTGCACCAATTAACCTAGAATCTGTACGTCCATTTTTATACTTACGGAAAGAGAAAATCTCACGCTTGTTATCTCTAAACATTTTGTACCTCATATTATAAAATTTAACATAAGCCTTCCACAAAATAAGGAAGGTAAAGGTTTTACTACTATCTCTAGCTTATAAAACCTACAGGAATTAACCTAAAATTAAGTTACTGTATAAGTTTAACACAGAATCTTTTATATAGCAAGAATAATATTTTGAAGACTTAAAGCACTTGCCAATTCGATATGTTAATAGCAAAGATTTCAACTCTTCTGAGGTTTTAAAAAGCTGAGTATTATCACACTTATTCGCATAATATTTGTGAGCTAAATCAACATCAGACAATAAACAAACTAAACCATTTGCGGAAGCTTCGACTGCTGAATTAGCAAAGCACTCGCTTTGCGAGCAAGAAAGATACCCTTGATGATTTTGGTAAGGAACTTCTTCTACAAAACCTTTAAAATGAACATTTTTAGGTAAGTTATCCTCAGTGTAACCTTCGGGTAAATTACCATATATCGTCAAAGAGTAATCAGACGGTAAGTCTCTAAACACTTCAATCGCCCACTCACACCTCTTTATGAAAGTCATATTACCTACAATACACCAATCCGTAACTGAACTGAAGGTTCTTTCTATACCTTTATCTACATAAATTGGAGGTAAAAATTTCACGTTAAACGAACCTAATCGCTCTTCCAAAACGGGGCTTGCAACTAAATTTCGACACCAATTTTGTAAGACAAACTTCATTTGAGGGTCTAAAATATTGTAATGAGTATATGCAAACAAGGTACGACCTGTGTTTTGGAAGAACTTTCTGAGTTGTAAAGGGTATTCATTGACCATATCTACAATGAATTTATCCTCAGTAGTGGAGTGTTCAGCTAAATACTTAACCAATAAAGACCATTGACTATCTGTCTCCCCTGTTCTCACGTTTTCATAAGTATGATAAGGTTGGGAAACATCACCTTTCAGTAACAGACCTTGACTATCAAATAACTCAAATTTTGTATTATCTTTACTTAATCTATAAAGAAGAGCATTTGTATAACACTCAACTGAACCATCCTCATAATAAACTAAACCAACGAAACCTTCGTTGGTTTTTTCGATTGTGGATACCCTTTGCAAATTTAAGTCACTCTTAGTTAAACAAGGTTCAATTCTTGCTAAATCTGATAAGTCATAAATAGAATGATAAAAATTTTTAAAGCCAAATTTATCTAAAGTCTCTACAAAATTTGGAACTAGGTTTTCTATATTCGTCAAAACCAAGTTATGTTCTATACCCAGTTCGGTAAATAACTCTTGACGAGCTAATTGGCTACTTTCAAAGCCGAACTTTCTTAAAGGAAGTTCCTCTTTTATTGTAAATACTTTCAAATCATCACCTCATCTAACGTAAGTCCTCTACTTTTTGCTAATCGAGTTCTGAAGCGCATCCGATTTTCATAAGACTCAGATAATCTATAAAAAGCAGTTACAGTATCTAAAATACAAGAATTGTCTTTAGTCATTATACGAGACCACAAATGCCAATCTTCAAATCCATCACAAGCGGAATCATAACCACCTGCTTCTAAGTATGCGGAACGCTTAAGTACCACTGTGGAATGATTAAATACGTTTTTATAAGCTAACGCTAACCATAAAGCTTCGCCATACAAAGCACTAAAGTCTCCACGGTCTAATTTCATAGGCAAATTAGTATGATCAACCTCTACTGTAGAACCAATCAAGTCTAAGTTGTCATTTTGTTCTAGTTTATAAATCAACAAATCTAAATGCCAAGGCAACCAAATATCATCTGAGTCCTGTCGAGCTATAAAGTGAGCATTCGAACTTGAGATACCCTTATTTAAAGCATGTGAAATACCTTTACGTTCTGAGAGTCTAATGTAACGAACTCTATCATCAAACAAGTAAGACTTACAAATTTCAGAGGTGCCATCAGTTGAACAATCATCAACAATAATCAAGTTGAAATTAGAATAGGTTTGGTTCAATACAGACTCAATAGACTTTTTAATCGTTTTCTCACCATTATATACAGGTAGAACAATATCAACACAAGAATCTGACACAGATAAATTAATCTGATTAACACCCAAGTCTTTTAACAAATTAGACTCATAGCAATTCAATAAGGTATTGAAACTAGTTACGCTAACTCCGGGTATATTTTTAACTGTCAATAAAGAAGTTGAATAAAAACTATAAACATTTACAAACTCATATTGTCTCAATAAATTATAAATTTCTTCTTCAAAACAATAAACCGTCCGAGTCTCACTAAAGTTAGACTTAATTTTAACTCTCGGATGGCTATAATATTTACAGTTACCTAAAGACCTTAAAGCTTTGTTAGTTAAAAACTCCGTCAATTTATAATCTTCACTATTTGCCATTGACCCTAAAAACTGTCCCAAGAAAACATTGACACTTTTACCATTTTTAGCACGTTCAAAGTCAGTTGGCTTCAAATTTAAGCTCAATTTAATTTGTTTATCTTTAGGAAACAACAAACAATCTTCAAAAACAGTGAAATGAGCTTTAGACAGATTAAATACATCTTGAATAGTGTAACCCTTATAAACAATTCTACCTAAATCCTCAGTGTACAAATTAAAAGGTATAACTGAAGTGCTACCATCATCAAATGTGAACAAGTCAACGTTCAACTTAGAATACAAACTGAAAGCCGTTTCATTATCTAAACTAGCTAAATAGAAAGCCTTAATGTTACTTTCTTCAAAGTTAGCTACAAATGAAGTAGCACTAACATAATCAATCTGATTAAACTTAGAACAAACGGACTCCAAATCCTTAGAATAATGTACGTGTCGAATATCATCTGAGGTCGAAAAGTAGATACCGTGGAAATCTCCGCCAACGCTCTTTATTATTTCCTTAGCAACTAATACTTGAAATGGAGAAGTGCAAAATATTAAATTCATAATTACCTTAACTATCCTTCTAAAATGTGATTTTTAAACAAATACTCAGCTACCTCAAAATCACAAGCGTCATCTATATCAAAACTAAAAAATTTTACCCACTAAATACACAAAGGTTTTATCTGTGTAAAAAGTTTTGTCTCTTAGATAATTCGATTTAGTTGAAACCCAAATCGAGCCTGTGGGGTATATGTATTTAGGTTCATTTTGACGAACATAATTACCACCGTGGCAACTAGGTAACAACAAACCACCCTTGTCTGCAGTCATGAACAGACGCTTACTTTTATCCGATTGACTAAAAGAAACTAAGTGGTCAACCTCATTAGTCTCAAAGAGCAACATCGCTTCTTTAATTTGTTCAGTCGTTCTAATAGGTGAGGTCACTTGCAAATTCATGAACACAAAATCCTCAGTTTTATCAGAAAACAAGTCATTTAATGTCTGATACGTTGTAGTTTCATCAGTTGCAAACTTAGGATTACGCAAATAATATTTACATTTGTCTCTAAATTCCAAATCACATAGAGTTAAATAAATTTCAGAATCTGAGGATACCCAGACTTCATCAAAAACATTTGATTTTATAACCTGTTCAATCGTCCAAAAACATAAAGGTCGCCCACAAAATTGACGAATATTCTTATTAGGCAACCCTTTAGAACCTTCTCTGATTAAAATAATACCAATCTTTTTCAATTTAATTCTTCTTTCTTTTCAATCAAAGGCAACCACCAGTCTTCGTGGGTTTTATACCAATCAACCGTTGATTTTAAAGCTTTTTCAAAATCTGTATGCTTATGTTTAAAACCTAACTCCGAAATCAATTTAGTTGCGTCAATCCCGTAACGTAAATCATGACCTTTTCTATCTTCTACGAAATCAAAGTAATCAGAAGGATACCCCAAGTGTGTTAATATGAGTTGCAAAACCTCTAAATTGGTACGCTCATTATCTACTCCAATCATATAGGTTTCCCCAATAGACCCTTGTTCAATAATCAAACAAATTGCTCTACAATGGTCTTCTACATGAATCCAATCTCGAATATTCAACCCTGACCCATACAAAACAGGTTTCAAGCCTCTCAAAAGATTTGTAATCTGTCTTGGAATAAACTTCTCCGGGTTTTGAAAAGCACCATAATTATTAGAACAGTTCGATATTGTAGCACAAACCCCAAAAGAACGTACCCAAGCTTTCACTAATAAATCAGCAGAAGCTTTTGTGGAAGCATACGGAGAACTAGGGTTATAAGCAGTCGTTTCTTTAAACTTATCCTTACTCTCTAAAGGGAAATCACCGAAAACCTCATCTGTAGAGATATGATGCAAACGAATATCAAACTCTCGACACAACTCTAAAACATTAAATGTTCCAATCACATTACTTTCCAAGAATACTCTTGGGTTTTTCAAAGAAGTATCGTTGAAAGACTCCGCTGCAAAATGCACCACTAAATCGACATCCGAAGTAATAACTTCTTGCAATAAGCTCATGTTAGAAATATCTAACCGATAAAACTCGATTTTTTTTTCAGATAACAACGGTTCAATCGTTGAATAAGATGAAGCGTAAGTCAATTTATCCACAATTATAATCTTTTGAGGGTTGTAATTGTTTAGGAGATACCGCACAAAGTTTGAGCCGATAAATCCAGCTCCACCTGTTACTACTATTTTCTTATACTCGTTTAAACTTACCAAAATCAACCCTCTTTCTATGATTCAATGTAACTTTCTCTATCTACAGGAAGAACAATCCAATTACGAGTATCTGCAATCTGTTTACCGTCTGAAAGTAGAGTAGTATTAAAATTCGGCACAAACACTTGTACAAAAGGATTTGCAACCCTTAGAAGATACCCTACCCAATAAACAAAAGTTGAGTTAGGACTTATTAAATACTTCTTACAAGCAAAGAGTTGAAAGAAATTCTCTCTACGATCTGTTTGCTCTAACCAAATATTTTCAACCTTAAGCCCATAGAGTTCTTGCAGTTTCGGAACTAAATGACCTATGCACCAATCAGAATCATCTGAGGTAATTCTTAAAGTAAACACACTCAAATCCTCAACTTGTTCTGTTTCTTTAATTTGGTTTAAAGCCTTGAATACATAGTCAAATAAGTCAAAACCGTAATAGTATAAGTTCTTACCCTTTAAGTAATCTGTTCTACGAACTGCTAGGCAAATGTCAGCTTTCTTGTACTTGCTTGAAAGCTCTTTTGTAGATTTTAACAAATACTCTTTACAAAAGCTATCTAAGGCTTCGGAAGTGAAGTCGATACCGCTGGTTTGGAAGTAAGCAAAAGGATAAAGCGTTTCTCCATTAGCTTTAGAAAACAACTCCGTAGTCTTTGGAAACATAGCTTGTGCTAACTGAAACCAACCTGTTCTTAACACCGCAGCGTTTTCATCTACTTTGTAGTATCTATCTTGGTGCGCTTGCAACAACAAATACAATAAGTTCCCTAGTTGAAAACCTTTGTCATTATAATACAAAACCATAAAGCACCTACCTACTTCACTTTTTGTTGTTTTGTCAAATAAAGTCCAAGTTCTGACTCATCAGAGTTATGCAACAAAGCAAAAATCTCTTGACCTGTATAAACCCTAGAACTCTTTGTACCAAATAAAACCCCACGTGGAATGGTAAGATACCCTTGTAGTTCTTCTACCAAACTTGAAATACTTGTAGTGTGGTAACACATTGTATCTGAATATAAACTTTGAATTGAAGGTAAATATTCCAACAAAGGAGTTGGTACCTCAGAGGTGCGTTCCCATAACTGCTCTGTTAGAGGTTCATAATACTCTTTTAGTTGAGGTTCTTTTTCAATCAAGTCAGTTTTCAAATAAGACCATTGTTTTGTAAGCAAGTCTGAAATAAGACCTTTCTTCAAGGTATCACCATACAAAGTATCTAGTACATAAACAGTATGACTTTTATGTGTACGAATAACAGACGAGTAAACCCATTGATGTATTTCACTATACCTAGAACCACTCTCAAAAATAGACTTCGTAGACACTAAAATAAAGTGGTTTGTTTTAACTTGTTCTATTGCAGAAAGCAAAGTCGAGACCTCTTCATCTGCGTTTTTCAACCCTAAACTCGTTAACAATTTTTCAGACGAAGGTGCAGTACAAATTACTACATCATATTCTTGCTTTACTAAGTCTTCAATATTTTCTCGGTTGAAATAAGATACCCCTAAGGTTGTGTCTCTCTCCAATGTATCCTTTAAAACAGAGCCTACAGAACCAGTTGACCCAATAAGCGCAACTTTAGTCTTTTCCGTTTCTATAATCTCTAACACTTGTTTGTAAGTACGAGCATTGGAGTCTTTTTCAGATATAAGATAAGGCTCCTTTTCACTCCAAGGTAAATTCAAATCTTTATCCAAAGGAGTAATGCTCAAATAATCTTTATTTGGTTCATAATAATCAGTCACCAAGTAATTTAAAATACCTTCATCTTCAAGAGATTGTGCGCCATTTGCTACCCCTCCAGGGACGAAAATGGACATACCTGGAGTAACATCAATAATTTCAACTGCTTTATAAGTCTCTGAACCTAATCGCAAATCAATAAAAACCATACGGAAAATACCTTGAGCGACTGTCATGAATTTAGGATACCCTTGGCAGTGTACACCACGAATAGTACCTGCATGAGACTTTGAAACATTGTTTTGTAGTTTGCCCTCAAAGAAAGACTCTGGTACTCCAAAGTCTAATAAGTCATGTTTCCTCCAATTCTCTGTGAAATACCCTCGGTGGTCAACGTGTTTAGGTGTACCAAATATACCTAAACCTTCAATCTTAGGTTTTCTTTCATCGTCTAATCTGAACATTTGCTTTTTCGCTTTCTGTAATTGTTAAATATCTTTTATTTTACCACAATTTAACCTAAAACGCAAGAAAGAGAGCTTATAAGCTCTCTACTATATAATTATTTATTTTTCTAAATCCGAAGACTTCTTCCATTTGCTGAAACCAAGCGAACCAAGGATACCCAAAGCACCTAGGGAGCTAAATGCAAGGTCTGTTTTACTTGTACCTGTGTTTGGTAAAGCTGGTTTGTTCTCAGAAGCTCTCTTTTGCTCTCTAAGAGGTTCTTTTGGTGTTAGGGTAGTTTTTACCCTCAGTTGGAGTTTTTGGCTGTTCTGAGGCAATCTGTGGCTTCTCAGGTACTTTTAGCTCTGGTTTGTCGAGTTGAGGTGCGTCCATAGGAACGACACCGCCTGTGAACTCAGATTTGTCCAAAACCTCTGGTGTACCTTTCGTAGAAACTACACCCTTATAGTCCAAAAGCTCTAACATAGGTGCTTCATTTGGAACTGTACCTCCATTAAAATCCTTAGAGTAATGCACTCCGGGAGTGCCTTTGTCAGAAAGGATACCCTTGTACTCTGGTACTTCCAATTTTGGAGGATCAAGAGGAACAACTCCACCTTCAAAATCTTTTACTTCATGTCCTTCCGATGTGCCCTTCTCACTAACTACAGGTACCTCAGCTTCAGCAACTTCTAGGACTTCTGGTGTACCCTTCTCAAACTCATAAGTACCATAGTAACGAATTGTTTGATAAATACGAGATACAGTTGCACCAGTACGCTCAACTCTGTAGTTGATTTTACGAGTTACAGTTTTCTCATAATCTTTAGGTTTAAATCGTAAAGCTACATCAGGTGTTTTAGTACGAGTTGCTGGAACCCCATCTTCATCCGTGAAACGCTCACCATAAGGAAACTGTTTGATGAAGTCTTCGTTTACTGAAGTGTCTAAGTCTTTAGGCACTCCGGGGCGAGACTCTGTTGGTTTAGGTGTGGTTGTTGTGTTAGGTGCAACTGTTGTGTTTGGTGTAGTTGTTGTATTTGTTGGAGGTGTTACACCGGTAGAGGGTTGAACCGTTGAATTAGGTTGTTGTTCATCAGCGGATACCCCATGTGAGAGGAAACCACCTACTAGAACAGAACCTAGCAACAAGTAAGAAGCTACTCCTACTTTCGTTTTGCGAATGTAACCATGACCTACATAATTTGCGATTTTAGTAACCATATTTTAGGAAACTCCTTGTCTTTATTGAATTTACAAGACTTATTATAACACAATAACAAGCAAAAGTAAATAGAAAAGATGTACTTCTTCGCTCAATAACTTGAACCAAGAGTACATCTTTTTAAGAGAAATTAAATCAAGTCAAAATTAGTCAGCGAACAACTGTACACCGTGGATACCCTGCGCTAAGTAATCAATACTAGAGCCGTCATTTCTCCAAAAGACAGAGTAAGACATGTCAAAAGCAAATCTACGGTAATGTTCACCTACCATATTAGCGTAGTGACCTGGAGAATTGCGCCACTGTGTATAAAGTTGTTTAGCAATCGCCTTTTCACTAAAGACTTTATAAATGTTATGAGGTAAGGTAAATCCTGCTAAGTTCTCACCTAACCAGTTATTTGTAAAGGAAGACCCATGTGTTACTGTCAACCATTTTGTACCTTTAGTATCACGAACGTGAGTCATTACCTCACCTTTATCGTTCCAAAAACGAATATGTCCGTTCTTACCTAGCTCACTTGCACGTTCTTTGGTTAAGTTGAAGAGTTCTTCATCCCATGTAAGCTCATTTAGACCTACTCTTCTGCGCTCTTCATTTACCAACTTCATCACTTCTAAACCGACATTTTTGTGGTTAATGTACGTTCCGTTATTAAACTTCGTAATCGTGTCTTCTGACAACGGAGCGTTTGCAATCGTAATATTCGCCCAGCTCTTAGAGTTAGCCAGTGTAAGGTTGTTTTCAAGAGACTCATTGCTTGCTCTACGGTCAATTTCATCTTGACCGAGCGATTTAATTTCTTCTCCGGTTAAAGTAATATCTTGTCTAAAGTCTACAATATCCATTTCTGAAGTGTGCTCATGTAAGCGATAAAGACCTTCTTCTCCTTTATGGCTACCGACTGGTTTTGTGCCATAACGATACACATGGTAAACTGGATTAGTCCTAGTGTCGCTCTTTAAGGTGCTATTTAAAATTGTACCATCTTCTGCAACAACATCTTCATAAACTTTAGTAATGTTTCCGGGATGACCTTCTACAATTTTATCTTTTGTTCCAACTTCTCTACGGAAGTCCCCTAAATTTAAAAAGGCAGTTGCAATCGGAATGACATCTTCTCTACGGACAATCTTGAACTTGTACTCTGGCACAGTTCCTAACAGAACTTCCGGCTCCCCTTTTTCAAAGACGATACCGAGAGGTTTGTTCGGCTCTACTAAAGGTTCTCCCTTTTCTGAGACAACACCTAAAGGTAACTCTTCTCTAACTTCTGGCTCTCCCTTTTCAGACAAGACATAAGTTGGTTTTTCTTCTTGTACTAAAGGTTGACCTTTACTTGTAATCGTAAGCTCTTGTTTAGCTGGTTGAACTAAAGGTTCTCCTTTTTCAGTAATTACCAACTCTTCAAGAGGTGTTTGAATTTCAGGTATACCCTTTTCAGACTTCACTTCTGCAATAGGAGTTGAAACAGGTGCAGTATAAATCGGTAGTTCCTCTTGAACAAGAGGTGTGCCTTTTTCAGAAACAACTCCTACTGGATTTTCTGGTTGCACTAAAGGTTCACCCTTTTCAGAAATCACATAGGTTGGTTTTTCTTCTTGAACAAGCGGAGTTCCTTTTTCTGAGACGATACCGATTGGTTTCTCCTCTTGGACTAGAGGTGTACCTTTCTCAGACACAACATAAGTTGGGTTCTCTGCTTGAACTAATGGTTCACCTTTCTCTGAGACTACTCCTATAGGGTTTTCTTCTTGAACAAGCGGTGTGCCCTTCTCTGAAACTACACCTACTGGTTTTTCTGCTTGAACTAAGGGAGTTCCTTTTTCTGAGACGATACCGACTGGGTTTTCCTCTTGCACCAAAGGTTGACCTTTTTCAGAAACAACTTCTGGTTGTGTGGGTTGTGTCGGTTGAGGAGTTTCTACTACTCTTGGTTGTTCTACAACTGGAGGTGTTGTAGGTTGTTCAACTACTTTAGGAGTCTCCACAACTGTAGGTTGGGTCGGTTGCTCAACCGTAGGGGGAGCAGTTGGAGTTTCGGATACCGAAGGTTGAATTGGTTGTGGTGTTTCTGTGACCGTTGAAGTAGTTGATTGTTCCACCACTCTAGGTTGCTCAACTACTCTAGGTTGTTCCACCAATCTTGGTTGTTCCACCACTTCAGTAGGTCGGCTTTGTGGGGCAGTTTGAACTCGTGGAGTTTCTGAGGATACCGCAGTGGGTTTTGGTGTTTCCTTTCTAGGAACCGAAACCGTTATTTTCTTGGTTTGGTTCAATTTAGAAACATCAGCTTTTTCAATTGGTTCACTTACTCTTCTTACAGTTGTTGTAGGATTTAAAGTTCGAGGTGTATCCTCAACCTTTTCACTAACTGTAGTTACCTGTGGAAGTGCGACATCTTCTTCTTGTGCTACCTCTTTCTGTTTCTCTTGAATACTTGGAACATTCGAAGTTGAACTTGCGTCCTCTCTTGGTTGACCTACTATTTCATCTTCTTTCTTCTCTGAACTTGTCCGACTTGGTTTTACACTCTCATCAGACTTACTTGGAGTTTCCGTAGAGGAAGGGGATACCGAAGGTGTGCTAGAAGCTTCTTTTACTTTCGGTGTAGGTTTACTTGTTGTTTCTGTATTGTCTTGGGTTGGAGGTGTGTTAAGTTGAGAAGTAACCGCAATATAAGCACCTCCCACAACTGCACTCACAGCAGCACCCGACATTAAAATATTTTTAAGAGATTTTTTCATGTCTCTACATCCTTGTCATATCAATAATCTCCTAATCTATCTAAACTAAACTGTGTAACTTTCTTCGCTCTAAAAGTTACATCTAGTATAGCAAATTTAATACATAATTTGCAAGCCTTTTCCTAAATTTACATTGAAAGATAAAGAAAATAATTGGCAATTTGTGAAAACCCACGTATTATAAGGTTTTAACTAACCTTAAATGTATATGTCATTTTCATAAATTTTCAAAATAAAGTATAAACAAATTCGATATTAAAATAGTTTTAACCGTAAACGTATTAAAACTCAAAGAAAACAGAAAGACCACAAGCTAGAAATATCTATTTGTGGTCTTTCTTTTATTCAGTTTCAGAATCTAAATCATCATCTGGGTTAATGATACCGTAAGAAATCAGAGCTTGTATATGATTCTGTACAAAGTCTCGGACTTGTGGTTTGTCTTGCTCTGTCTTTTCCATGTTAAGGAACTCTTCACTCTTTAAGGTTTTCTCAGTTATAATGCGCATGAAATTGAAGAACAACTCCATTGCGATTTCCTCCTTTTCTACACCTAATGCAGACAGAGAACCATCTACATCAAATAAGCCAACACCTTGATTCAATGATAGCTCGAAGGCTTGATAAACATGTTCTCTTGGTACTGCGAGGTATGAAGAACCTACAATTCGGTCTTTGTAACCTTTATGAAGTGACAACTCTATAACACCTTCAAAGTGTTTCTTATCTTTCAAGAGCTTTTGATTGAAAAGCATGAGGTTTTTCATTATATCATCTTTCTTTTTAGAGGTAAATTTATCTTCTTTCTGACTCATTTAATCACTTTCCTTATCTAATTCTTTTGGGGGAGCTACTTGGATTTCGGGAAGTGTTTGAGGATACCCCACTACTTCTCCTACTCTTAAATTGCTCAATGCTTCATGACCCTCTACTAAAGCTTGTTTCTTTTGGTACTGTTTTATTTTCATAGCATTTCGATAACCTGTACCGAAATAAAGCTCTACATAATCTAACAAAGAGACAAAAACCATGCGAACGCAATCTGCATCTTTACCACACGAAACAGTTGAGTTTGAAAAGATAGACATAGATTGATTGAAACCTACTGGCAACACCACTCCATCTTCTATCTCTGGGTAAACCACCTCAAAAAGTAAATCCACCAAGGAAGTTTCTGCACCTTTAGAATCACGGTCTACAACTTTCCAAAGTAATTTATACTCAACTAAATAATCAAAAGTCTCTAGTAAAGAGTGCCGATTGAACTGCCCCTTCTTAGACTTAAATTCTTCTACGCTTAACGAACCGTTCGCTAAGTTCTTAAATTCAGTTAAAACAGTCACAACAACACCTACTTTACTAATTCTTTCTAATTTTCTTCTTCTGTGGAGTCCAAAGACTCATAAATGCGTTTAAATAATACTTCTAAACAAGGAACTGCAATCGAGTTTCCTGCCTGTTTGTATAATTGCAAGTCGGACAAACCGATTGCTTTTGCTTTACTATAATCTTCGTAAGAGAACCCCATAAATTTCCAACATTCGCCCGGTGTGAGATACCGCATAGAATAGAAACCATTCAAAGGTTTCTGTTCTTCTGTCTGATTATCAGACAACATCAAAGCTAAGTTGAACAAACCTTGAGGTTTGTTTGCAGTTTTCTCAGACAACCATAGTACATTTGAGTCTTTTGCTAACTCTTCTCTTGTTGAAGAAAGACCACGTTCATACTCTACAAATGGACGAGCTAAAGGATCACTTGCAGTAGATGGATAAAGTTTTGTAGGAACCTCGCAACCTATACCCTCAACTACGGTTTTAGGGTACTTATAGTCCGAGGCTAACATGCAGCTTACTTTCCCTGTCGGAAAAAGGCACTGCGTTCGCATTCCAATCGACTCTTTAATGGTTGAAGGGTTTATGTCTTCTAAACCTTGTTCTTTCAATTTGTCGATTTTGTAATCAACTGGAACGTTAAAGCGACCGAGGTAATGCACGATACCCTTGTCTCTTAATTCGTAAGTGAATCTATCTATATTGTACTGCTTGTGCCACTTCTTCGTATCTAATTCACTACCCAACAAAGGAGCCATAGTTGAACCATCATCAAAACCGTTTGGAAAACGATACGGTTTGTGTTTTCCTAAAATCGAAACAACAAATACTCGTTCTCTATTCTGAGGAAGTCCAAAGTCTTTTGCATTGAGGACACCGTAGTAATTAGTATAACCTAAACCTCTCAAAAATGAAAGCCAAGAGTGGAAACCATCTCGAAACTTAGCACTGTTAAGAGCTTTTACGTTTTCTAGTAGCAAGGCTTTTGGTTTCTTACCTTCAATCAAGCGCTGACACTCCCACAAAAGAGAAGACGAGGTTCCAGAACCCTTCTCAAACCCACGTTGTTTTCCTGCAGAACTCAAGTCCGTGCAGTTATGGACAATACAGTTTTGGACGGTAAAGGAATGATTATCTTTTACACTAATGTCATAAACGTTGGATTTATAAGGAGTGTAACTAGCCGAGTCTACAGATACCCAAACATAATTACCCTCGAAAATCATGGTATCTGATTTAGTTTCCAATTCACTAAAGGTAATTGTGTAATGGTTGTTCTCAGACTCTATTACCTTAAATGGAACTCTGTTAGCTTTTAGAACTAATTGACTCAAACCATAAAAGAGTTCTTTTCCCGTGACAAACAAAGCAGAGGTAAACTCAATCGTTTGTCCTGAAACGCTCTGGTAGCCCCATAGGAGCGCTCGGAGTTGTGGGAGGGGTAAATCTACCCACTGAGCTTGAAAACGCAATTTACGGTGTTTTAGACCGCTCTCACGCAGGTAATTTACAAGGGCGCAATCTCGGATACGGAAACCCACTTGTAAGGTGCTGATATCTCTGTAAGAAGTATCAAATAAGTCAGCAGTCAAAACACTTAATAGACCGAAATGCTTATTATCTACTTTGAGAATAACCTCTTCGCCTTTCAAAGTAAATGGAAAAGTTAAGAGAACACCTAGCAATTTCCAAAAGTTTAGCTCTTGGAATTTGGACTCCAAAGAAGGATACCCCTGTGGGAGTTGAGACTCTGTATTGATTGGGAAACCTAAGTAATCTGAGGTTGTCAACTCACGTGATTCTTTCCATTGTGGAGAGTTTAAACCCTCTTCAGATTTACTACGAACATAGAATGGATGGTTTTCAGTAGTTGAAATATCTCTTGTTAGTTCTGAACTAACTGAAAATAAAGGCTTTAAACCTTGGTTATAAAAAGCAGTAACCTCTTTATACTCCCCTGTATGAGTTAGAACTAAATCTCCTACAATCACACTCTTAATCGGCACATAGCCTTTTTCTTTCACAAAAACTAAAGAGTCACCTGTAAAACAAGGAAAAGAATAAGTGAACAAGTCAAAATCTGGTAAGTCCTTTGGTTGGAGTTTTGATATATCTCCAAAGTTGGGAGTTTCCCCATGAATCGCTTCATAGGCTTGATGGGCGAATTTATCAATTTCGGATACCCCTACAACCTCATAGTCAACACCTAAGTTTCTTAGAGCCATGTGCTGACTTCCTACTCCTGCAAAGGCTTCGAAAACTTTTAAATGTACCATTTTTAGCTTAACTCCTTTGTGAACATACCGCGAACTCCATCAAATCGACTGCCGACATTAGGGTATACTGCTACCAAGATGGTGTTTTCCTTCAATTCGTCAATAGGAAAACCCTTATCTTGTAGTCTGTTGTAAGTACCAAACGACACTCGATCCACTACGGTAAAATCGAAACCTTTCTCTTCACCCTCCATAGGAGAGAAAATTAGTGTATATTTCATCAAATTTTCCTCTTTAACTAAATGTGGATTTGGAACTTAAGAGCTTCAACCGTCAGTAAAGCCAAGTCCAACGGTGGAATGGTATAATCAGCACCATATTCTAAAGGCTCTAACAGTCGATAGGGTTTTCTTCGGAGTTTTGGTTCACGCATATTCAAGAAAGCCCCATTTAAGTTCATAGCTCTATATCTATCCTTAAATTGCTCTCCTTCTTCCTCAGTCAAACCATGTTTCATTAAAACTGAAACCATTTGTTCAACTTGTTCAGTTGGTTCTTCAATTTTTACAAACCAATCTTTTGCTATGAATAAAGGAGACAAACCTTCTGTTGAAAACGGTACTTCTGCTAAATTAGGTAAAGTGTACTTATCCAGTTGGCGTTTGTAAGGCAAAATTGGATACCGCTTGCCTGTAGGTTTATACTCATAGAAGACCTCGCTTGGTTCATAACGGAACTCTTTGAACTCACTATCCGAAGCTGCTTGTTCAAGAATTTCAACCAAGCGTTTTGGTTTTCGGAAGAAACCTTTCATACAAGGAATCGTATCAGAACTATCTCCACGGATAATCTTAGTTGCTAACAAAGTGTTATAGTCTGCAAACCCACCTAACTTCTTAACAGAAGACTTACGCTCTAACATACGCTTATAAGTGCGAGGAGTAATTTGCTCGTAGTTGTTGAGTTCGGGATACCCTTGTTCTGCGTAGGTTTGTGTTGCTGGATACATATAAACAGACACTTGGTCATCAACTAAAGGAACCATATCCAAATCTCCAGTCAATACACAGATTGGGTTATTTGGGTACTGAATTTTAGCAACTCTCACCGATTCTGCAATCAAATCATCTGCTTCGTAATTGTCTTTCTTTAAGACACAGACTCCAATCTTCTTCAAAAGAGTTAAACAGAGTTCCGCAGAGTTCCACCAATCTGGTGCTAACTTCGGACGACCTGATTTATAAGTTCCACCTTTACCCTCACGTTTCAATAAATCTTTCATATACTCTTTGCGAGACCAAATCTTAGAGTCAGCACAAACCACCATAGGATTATACCCTGCTCCTGAAAGTCGGTTCGCAAAGAACTTCAACATTGCAGACAATACCGTAGTATCTACTACAACTGTTTCTGTATAAACAGACCCCATAGAGTCTAATCTCTCAACTTCTACCTCCGCAGACAAAGTGACACCTTTGGCACGCATTCCTTGGAAATACTTATGTACTAAGTGGTTAAAGTCAACCACCCAGACGATTTTTGACATGTCTAATTTTTGCATTTACTAATCGTTCTAAAAGCCTTTCTTTTGTCGTTCAATATTGAACATTATACCATAAAAATGAGGAATTTACAAGTCGGATACCGCTAATTAGAGGAAAAAGAAAACTACGAAACTAAGTCGTAGTTTTAAAATGTCTACTTTAGTAAAACTTTCTGAAAAATTAAATCAAGCAAATCCGAAGTTAAAGTAGAATTTAACTTTGTAATATCACAAGAAGTATATAAAAACGGTGTAATTCTATCAGATTTATTAAACCCAAAAGCTGAGTAAATTTGAGTTTTTGTTTCATGATAATTGAACCGAATGTAAAAATGTGAAGTATCTTTACCTACTTTAACATCAAACTCTAAGCAAGTAAACCTATTTCTCAACTCTGGAGCTGAAAGCAAAGATAGGTTCAAATGGTTGTTACAAATGTTAAAACCATGTGTAAATGTACCATTTGATTTTTAACGCTCCACAATAACTTGCAAAGCAAGTTATTGTTTTCGCTAAAGGCACCCTACGATACCCCTAGACCCTTTCTTAGATAATTCTAAGATGTGGGTTTACATATAATTTGAAATTAAGTCCAAATTAGAAACATTTGAACAATTTCTTAAACTTCTTGTATGATAAGAAACCAAAGCTCTATCTACTACTTTACCTATAGTTGCAAGTCCTTTTACCAAAATGTTGTACGAACCATTTATATCTGCATTTAAAAGAAATCCTTGCTTGGTTTTGTATAAACCTCTACTGATACGCTTACCTGAGAATTGAGGTTTTTCTTCAGTTTCTCCATAAACTGGTATTTCGTCATAATCTACAAAACTAGCTTTAGAAGTATAAGATTCTTCTTGGTCTACAACTTCAATACCTCTTAACTTACACTTATAGGTTAGTTGAGAAATAAAGGTATTATAAGGGATATTTACAAAGGTTTGATTCGTTTTCTTACCTAAATCAACTTCTTGTTTCCAACCTACATTTTTACCAATGAAAACTTTTTCAAGAAACATCTCGTCAAAATAAAGTGAGAGAAATGATGTGATTTTATGAAGTTCAGCTTGTAACTTCAATTCACGATTTCTCCAAAGACGGTGGATGTGTTTACTTGTTCTTTGGTTTGTGGGAAGGTTAGATTGTGCTTTAGCAATTAAACGATTATAACCTTGGTTAATACTCTTTATCTTAGAACCTTTTACCACTAAAGGATTTACACCATTTGAAAAAGTAATACTAGCTAAGTTATTTATACCTAAGTCAATCGCTGCATAATTTCCAGTATGTTTTAACGGAGCCTCTTCAAGCTCATGAATAACCTCAATGACAAAAGCTCCGAGTTTAGGTACGATAAGAACACATTTAGGGTTCTCAACTTTTGTTGGAATATGCAAGTTCAAGTCTTTTGGACATAAAATTAACTCTCCGTTGTTTCCTCTTTTCTTGGAAAAAGTTTGGTTTGTAAATTCAACGATATAACGACCTTCGGTTTTATGTAGATACCGAGGGGGTTTGGGTTTATTTGTGACACTCAAATTAGACTTGTCATGATAACATCTCAGTGTTTGATAATAAGAATGTACATTAGAGCCAACTAACTTCAAAATATTAGTTGAGACCTTAGAAGGCAAAGCTAACATATCTTGTTGTTTATCTCTTCTAAACTGGGAAACCAATTCAACCCAAGTGAGAACTGAGGGTTTAACTTCTTCTTTGCATTTGTCACGTTCAAAAATAGATTGGCGAACTTGATATAAACCTGCGTTATAAAGATTCTTCGCTTTAAAAGTTAAATCATCACATACAGAGTATAACTCATGGTTTTCTTTTATCCAATGTCTTTCAACTTGTCTCATCTGAGTTACCTTTCTGTAATGTTTGAAGTATCTCTTCTGTTCTCCGTTTTGCTTTTCTTTTGCTAAACAACTGAGTACAGAAATAAGTAATAATTGAAGCAAAGTCTTGCATCAAATCTTCTTGGTCTGTAACTGTTGGATTAACAACAATAATTTCAAACCCTTGTTTCTTAGCTAAAATTTCTAAGTAATTGAAACCAAAACGAGTCAGTCTATCTTTATGCTCTACAATAATACGAGCAATGGGTTCATTTGATAAAAGTAAATTAACTAATTTCTTACGCTCATCATTTAAACCACTACCAACCTCTTCGATAACTTTATCAACAACCCAACCGTTTGCAATAGCAAACTGAGTTAAACGTTCTGCTTGAGTTTCTAAATTAGTTTTTCGTTGTTCAGATGAGGATACCCTTGCATAAACTATAGTAAGTCCTTGCTTAGACTTCATGTCGGTTTCAAATATCTCATCTGGGACATAAATTGTACCTGACGGAAGTTGAACTGCATTAGGAATTTCCCCACGTTTGAACCAACGATAGGCAGTGTGGCGTTTGACCCCGATTCGCCTTGCGTATTCCGATAATTTCATAACTTATCCTGCACCTTTCTAGTTTATTTTCTTAAGTATAACACAAATTAAAAAGAGTTGCAACAAAAAGATACAAAAGTTATTGGAAAAGTACAAAATTGTTTAACTTTTAAAATACCACTAATTGAAATTAAAAGAAAACTACGAAACGAAGTCGTAGTTTTACAAATTACCGTTTGATCTTGTTCTTGCGCATGAACTTATCAATAGCGTGAGGAACTTCTAAAACAAGTTCTGTAGGACTGAAATAAACCTCAATTAAAGCTTCGATGAGGTCTTCTAAAGCATCACGTTCTTCCTTAGACCAATAAACATAGCTTGTGTAGGTAAAACCTTCTTCTGGGTGTCCGTTCTCTGCTTGATTAAATGGTGTACTCTCAATCCAGAACCCCTTGTACTCAAATTCTATCATCATAGTCTGTAAACCTTACTTCTGAAAAGCTTGAATGGGAATGAAATACTCACTCCATAAACCTAGTGAAACAAGGCAAGACTCTAGTTCTTCTAAGAACAACAGTTGATGTTCTTTCGAGATAGAAGAAACCATAATTGAACCTTCTTTATAGTTGAAATCACCCAAGCGAACTCCAAAGGTACTTAAATACTTCTGTTCATCTGCAAGTGAAAAATACCCTAAGTGACCATATCCATAACCTTGTGGACGCACTTCAAACGTATAACTATCTAGTTCGTCAAACTTAGTTTGGAAAGCTAAACGCTGAGTAGAGATAAATAGTTTAGATAAGTCCGTATCTATAGCTTTATCCTCACTACTTACTTTACCTTTTTGTGAATCCATCAAAAAATGTAAATACATACGAGTCAAACGAGCAAAACCATAACTTAACTCCAATTCAACATCTTTAATCTCTCTGTTGTGTCTCTGAGTTGACTCAATTTCCTTTACATACTCAGAAAGTTCACTAGTTAAATGAGAAATAAAGACTTCAGACCAATTCTCATATTCTTTAAATACATCATAATCACAATCTGAGCGCAAAACTTCAATGTGTTTCTTATCTAGTTGGGAAACAAAGGTTTCATAATCAATCCTCTCAGCTAACTCTAACACTATAGAATCTGCGAAATTAGGACGGCGATACCGGTAGGGAGTTAATTGAACTTGTACAGTGCCTTGTTTTGAAAAGGTAAAAGTTAATGTAAAGTAAATGGAACCGGAACTTCGTAGAAATACTAAACACAAACCTTTTGAATCTATTGTCATAATTCCGTTGTTCAATTTAAACTCGTAGGTACTCTCTGAACCTAACTCTAACCAAGTCTTTACTAGCGCAGAAAATATAAACTCTGTTTTCTCACATTCAGTTAAAGAGTAATTTTTATCAACTAAATCTCCCCAATGTCTTACCTTCATGAAAAGTCTCCTTTTTCTATTTTAATAAACCTATTATACCAAAGTAAATGGTTTTTGTCAACTTAAAACTGAGGAAAATCAAACCCAGCTAGGGATACCGAAGAACAAGAAAAGGAGCAAAAGCTCCTTTTGACTCTTAAAAAAAATTCAAATAAACTAAGCGATACCGAGAAACTTAATTTCGATAAATGACACTGTTTACGGAAGAATCTTCCAACCCAATGTATGTGACCGTCATAGTATGCGTATTTACCATCACATGACCATCAGAACAAATTTCAGAAGAACTTTGAGAAGACTTGAACAAAGCAAGTGACTCTTCTCGAACAACTTTAGCTTCTTTGTTTTCCAAAACAATCCAAAAGTCAGCATCACTAGAATCTGAGTCCACATAAAAACGAATGGGGTCATAATCAAAAATAGGTAAGATAATAGTGCCTAATGAGACTCGGCTTAGATAATAAATATCAATCGAACCAAGTTTTGAATCCGAAAAACCAATAAAGAGTTCCAGTTCATCATAAGTTGCAAATTGTAAATCAACGACATTTTTCAAAGACTCAACTCTCTTAAGCATACCAAGAATAGTCTCAGAGAGTTTCTTAAACGCGTCCTTTTTATACTTGTAGTAAGGTTTTGTTGTTACGTCCACAGTATTCACCTCAATCTCTTAAATCCAACAAATTAGTAGCAACCCCTACATAATAAGAAAACTCAGAAAGTAAACCAACCGTTTCAAACCCTTTAAACAATCCTTGAACCATCAAGTCCACTGCTTGCTCTGGGAAATTGTTTGCTAACTTTAAATAATCATCAAACGTAGCATGAGGGTTGTTCAAGTCGAGCGTATCACGAGCGATACCCCTAAAATAATTTTCTACAGAAATGTAGTAATGACCTTGAGGTTGGTGTTGCATGAGAATACTTGCAAAAGCACAGTCGCTGCCTTTTCGCCACAAATGGAAAGTAAACTCATCTGGTCGGATGTACAAATTAAATTTATCGTTTACATCTCTCTTGAATGGTTGAGATAAATCATAATTCTCCCACCAATTAGAATAAACTTTCTCTGTTGCCATAATGACAATCGCTAGTTGTGTTCTGTTGTCTAGTGTTTGGAACATGATTTCTCCTTTACTTCACATACCCTAAACTAGTATAAGCAGACCAAAGACCTACTTTTGTAATCAAAGACTCAAATTCATTGATAAAATCTAACATATATTCACGTGAAATTAAATCTGAGAGACGGTCTGCGTCCTCATAGAACAAACCTACTTCAGTAAACTCAGCTAGTTTGCCATTTTGGTTTGAAAGTCTGTAAAGGTAGTGATCTCGCTCACTTGTTGGTGCAAGCGTAAAAGTATAATAAGCTTTGGAATCAATTAAGACAGAGTATGACAGACCCATTTTATTGACAGTCACTAGGGAAGTTTGAGTTGCTTCTGCATAACTTTGCTCATCTAACTTAGAATACCTCAAGAGAGCCTTATAAAAATCAGACATACGAAGAAACGTTGTTCTCAGTTCTTTTCTAGCATTGACTTTATCGGCTTGTTTTCGTTTAGCTAATTGTTTTACATTTGGAACAATCTGAACAGACTCAGATAAGAAGTGGTTAAATGTTTTAGACCACGTATTATCTTTGCTAAAAATAAGCAATAAATTATTTACAAATGGAGCTAAATATTCAGAAGGCAAATCTGAAGCTAGTTTTTCAAAATCGCTGTGTTCAGTAAAGATACCGCTTGTAACCTCATTAAACTGAGGATTGTTTCTAACATACGGAGTCACTGCAAAAGCCAATTTGTTATCTTTATTGAACGTGAAACTAAAAGTATACCAAGTTAAATAGTTTTGCCTTAATACGTTTACAAAACATCCTTGATTATCAATGTTCAAAATCATGGTATCAGCGTTAAACTCAGCGGTAGCTCGCCCATTTAATTCTCGTTTTAACTTTTCCCAAGTATCAACCAAAGCAGTTGCTACTAAAGCAAAACGTTGCTCTTTTGTGTATTGTTTTAAATTTATCATATTTTAAAACTCCTATAAACCTAACTGTAATTTAGCAAAACAACCTTCAAATACCATAATAAAGTCCAAAATATCTTTAGTAGGAATTAAATTTGCTAAGTAATCCGCGTCTTCATAGAAGATACCGCTATCAGTGAATATAGTTAAAACCCCTTTACGATTAGTTAATTTGTGATTAAATTGGTCTTTCTCATCCGTTGTTGAAATAGTAAAAGTGTAACGCTCGTTAGAGCTAACTATAACAGTGTAATAAAAACCTACCTTGTTTAATCGAACTGCTGCACCGCTGATACTTCTGATATGTTCATTCTCACATAAAGCAGAGTCTTCTAAGAAAGACTTGTAAACTTTAGACATACGCAAAAATAAATCTCTAAGTTCCTTTTTAGGATTAGCGTTTATTTCTGTTTGTCGTCTTTCTATTTGTTTAGCGCTTGGAACACCCTCAACTAATTGAGCTAAACAGTTATCAAAAGTGTTGAATAATACCTTATCTTTCGAGACTAGTTCTAAGATTCCATCTATAAAAGATGTAAGAAACAAAGGTACAAGAAAATTCTTCGATAAATCCAACGATAAACTATCAAACCCAGTTCCCACTGAGTAATAACCTTGAATACCTCTACCAAACACAGGGTTGTTTCGGTTATATGGAATAAAGTCATAAACTAAACTCCCATCAATGATATATCCAAGACCAAGTGTATACAAAATCAAACCATTAGGTCGTAATACAGTCACTTGAAAACTTAACTTACTAAAGTTTAAAGAAAGTTGGTTAGTTTTAAACTCAATTACATCAGAATCAGATAAGTTTTGCCGTAACTCAAACCAAGTGTCTACCAAAGCAGTAGAAACCGAAGCAAATTGCTGTTGTTTTGTGAATTGTTTTAAATTTACCATACTTTACCCTCTCTATAAAACTTAAATAATTTTACTTAAGTTTCATATTATCATCTAGACCTTCAAAAACTTTATATTGTTCATAATCAACGTTCAATCGGTAATAGTCCTGTCCTTTAAACGCAACTTCATTCTCTAAAGACTTCAATTCATACTGCAAACTAAGTTGTAAATTCGTTAAGGACTCATAAAAACTTAATCGTTGTGAATTGCTTATAAGATAATAAAACTGTCGAGTAAACTCATGCCAATTAGAATTATACCCATCAAGTGAAGACTCTTTAAACTCAAACTCTACTTTACCATTACGATAAGAGCGAAAGGTAGCGGAGAAAATTAAATCTGAGGATACCCCGTTGATTGCTTTAGACTGTCTAGTAATAGCTAGACTTGTACTTGGTAAACCACTAAGTCTATAAGTTGCTAAAGTAAATTCTTTAGAGTTTATAGTGTAGGCAAATGTGGAACTCTCTGAACTAAATTCAAAAATTTGAAAGGGTAGTAACTCAATCCAAGTGTTTACGACCAATTTCAATCGTTGGTACAAATCAATTAACTCAGGTTGTTTAGTTGCCATGTGAAATACTCTCCCTAAACTCTACTTCTCTATCCAACTGTTTTAAAACGTCTCTTAAAGTCATTTCTAGTGCGAAGCGTTGAGACTCATTTAACTGAGCAACAAGTTCTGAAACGTAAGGATACCACATGGAAGAGTCCGTACCTAAATTATTTCTCCAAAACTCAAACTGCACCTTATCTCGTTTATAAAAGCGCACGCCTGACGTAATGTCATAATCAGCAACACCATTAACCCAAAAATCATAAGGAGGACAATTTCCATCCAATCGAATTGAAACACTTAAGTTCAAGTGTCCATTTCCCCTATAAGTGGTTACAACTAATGAGGAACTATTTACATGAAAGGTATAAGAAGGGAAATTAACTTCAATGTTGAACTGTGGAAATCTACGACCTTCTAACCAACGATACAAAACTTTTTGAAACAATGAGTTAATTTTAACTACTTCTACCTCTGACTGAACCATCTCGTTTACCTCTCAATCCAACCATTTAAGACCGCAAAGCGGTGTTGATACCCTTGAAATTGCGACTCCAAACCAATCAACGTAAAGAAGAACGGTAAAGACCGTAAAATAGGTACATACGCTGGTTGCGGAACAGTATCTAACAAAACTCTAAAATCTTCAACAGAGAAGGCAACACCCTCAATTGAGCGTGTATCTACCAATTTCCCGTGAGAGTAAACTTGAACCATCAAACTCAATTCTAAACCATTATCCGCTACTGTAAAATATAGAGAAACAAACGGACGTCCATTTTGTCTCAAAACTGTGTAATTAAAGGTATTAGAAGTACAATACCATTCAACCCCTGCTTGTTTCAAACCATCAGCGCTAATACTTTGCAAGTAATGACTGTTATCAAACCAAATCTGAAAAGCAGAGCGCATTGCAAGTAATACTTGTAAGTTCTCTGGTAATTCATTTACCGTTTGTGCTACCATATTATGTTTCTCCCCTTAATCTTTGTTACATATAGTATATCAAATCCTTTAAAAGATTGCAAGTAGAAAAGTTAGTTTCTTAAAATAATTGGAACGGAAACGGAGGATACCGCAAGGTAAAGAAAAAGAAAAAGAAAGCACCGTATAATGCTTTCTTTTAATTCTAGTTATCTTTTGCAATCGTAAGTGTGAACTTGCGACCGTTCATATCCAAAGGCACTACTGCGCCTTCTTTATTTTCATCACTTGCCAAGTCTAGTAACATATCTAAGACTTGTTTACCAATCGCGAGTTGAGCTGCGAGAACATCAGCGTCCGTGTTATTCATCAGCACCTTCTTCTTCATCTTTACCCAACAAACGCTCTGCACTTGCAAAGTGCAAGTCTAGGAAGTTGCGAACTTGCTCGTCTTCGAGCAGTTCAGACATACCCTCTTCATCTTTTGGCAAATGCTCTACAATTTGACCAATGTAAGACATAACTGTATTCTTCACAAGGTCGTCTGCGTTCAAACCAAGTTTTGCAAAGGTTTCTTTGTCACCGAACAAGCGAGTAATTGCAGTAACCATAGTATCAAGAGTAACATAAAGTGAGTCTTTGCGAACGTGAGATTCACGAACTGAGCTAAAACCTTGTTTGTCTTCTTGCTCATAAGTAGCGAGGGATACGAAAGACATTGGTTCTAGTGTTTCTGCCTTACGATCTTCCCAAAAGTCTTGTTGTTCTTGTAAATCCCAAGTTGCATTGTTTTTTGTTGTCATAAATTTCTAACTCCTTAAATTTTGAATATAATTTATTATACCACAAATAAGTAGCTAAGTCAATAAGAAAAGCCACTTTCGTGACTTCCCTTATATTGTTTAATAGTATGTTCGTTTTCTTTTCGGTCTAACAAGCACCACCAAGCATCCTTGACCAAATGAAGTGCAACCTTCACTTCTTTAATAGTATAGCACAAAAGCGGTGAATTGTCAACAAACGTGTGGATACCGAGTGGGATTTAATCTTCCTCACTTTCTTCCGAAACAAAAACGATAGAAGAGAAATGATTGTCAATAAAATCCAACATCTCTGGGTGTTCTTCAATCAAGTGGTTCAAATCATCAACACCCTCATCAGTATCAATACCCAACGCTGAATTGATAGTGAGAATTAAGTTCTCAACCATATCAGAAGCCAATTCAAGTGGGTTTAAACCAAACTGAGCTAAATATCCTTCTTGATCCATACCTGAAAGAATCGTCTCAATGGCGTTCATCATAATTGAGTAGTATAAATGAGTGGAGCAACTAAGTACAGCTTCCCCATGAGAGTCAGCGTCATCTGTCTCCTCAATCGAAGCTACGGTGAGGATACCGGAAACTGGTTTCTTGGCTTTCATTAAACCATGTGTGAAAGTCAGTTGCTCTTGCATCATCTTTTGAATTTTACTCTCTGTCAAAATGTTGAAGAGAGTTTTTTCATTTGTATTGTTGTTACAGTTGTTGCGGTTGTTGTGGGTTTTCTTAGACATATTCTTTCTCCTTTTCTTTAATTATATGCTTGTATTATATCATAAAACAGAAGATAAGTCAAAAAAAAAAACGCACCGAAGTGCGTTCCTATAACTTTTAAAAGGAATTTCTAAAGAAAAACCAAGCAATAAAGATAACAATAAGACAAATTAAAGCCCCTTTTGTATGGTCTTGCAAAGAAGACCACCACTGTTTGAAAAATCGAAACACGCGAAAGATACCCCTCTTCCCAAACTAACTACTTAATTCCAACCATTATCAGACTGAAACCAATCTTCATCTACTTCTACTTCACTCACAACTAGTTTTTCCTCTTGTTCTTCTCTCTTTAGGTACTCACTTCTGCGAACCCACAAGAAGTAACAAAAACCGCAAATGAGGGCAAAGCAGACTAAAGTTAAAACCCACAAGAGGATTTCATTACTGGTGTAGCGGAACCAAAATTGCATAATAGTACCTAACAACACCAGAATGAGCTTATACAAAGTGAATAACAAAGCCAAGGATACCGCTAGACCAATTAAACCAAAGACCAATAACCTAGTCTTTCTATGTCTCTTAAAATAAGACACCAAACGCTTTAAAAAAGATTCTTTAGGTTGTTTGGTTTGGTGAGTATTTGATACCGAAAGAGAAGTTGGTTTAGAGGTTTTCTGTTTACGTTTAAACATCTGTTAATCCTCCAACTCAGCTTTCTTACGAGCTTCAAGCTCTTCTTTCGCCAAACGCTCAAGGGCTTTTTGGTCTGCTTGGGCTTTATTTTCTACAAGTTTCTTCGTATTGCGCTCCATCTTACGTCCATACTGGTCGTAAATTTCATCCCCTAAAGCATTGATATAAACTGCTTCAAACTTGTGGTTAAAGGTCTTGCCCCACATCAAGTTCAAAGTCTTAGTTTCCTTAGTATTAAACCAATCGACCATCTCTGCAGTTCCACGTGCAGCAATTTTAGCACGCTCTTGGAGACCATACATATTACCTGTTCGGTTAATTAAGTTCTGCTCTGGGTCTGCTAACGTAAACTCAGAATCAACCTCAATTTCCTTATCAGACAAGTTTTCTACTTGGAAGTGAACTGTACCTAGTACCAAATCAGAGACATTGGTAAATCCTTTATTCTTGTCGTTAAAGGTTTGAACATCTTTAATAGCTTCATCACCAACTAATACCTTCGTTACAGTTACTCGAACATCTTGATAATTACCTGATGTGTCTTGCATTTTCGTAACAAATGGAGTACCTAAAGTTACTGGATCATCATATTTGCCTGAACCAATGTGGACGTTAGTGCTTTTCGCATCGCTTTCTTTACTTGCAATGTAAGTAGACCCAACCCAACCGTATGACACAACTTTATCGAGGTTTTTCTCACCATTTGCATAAGTATAAGGACTAGGCTCAACTTTTTTCAGCTCAATCCATGAGGATACCGCACTATCATAAGTTGGATTGTCTAACTTATCGAAAGTATTAGGGTTTTCAACATTTACTTGCTCTGTTCCCTTATCTGTTTTCTTGGTTTGTTTGACCTCACGCGCTTTCAAACCCAAATAAGGACGCAAGTTGTTGATATAAGTCGAAAGTTCTTTCTCTCTTGCAGACCACTCAGAATGGGCTTTGCTTTCACTTTTCTCACCATAGCTATCTTCTGTGACACCTACAAAAAAGTCTTGTGAAGTGTGCAATTTTTCAGCACTAAAGACCTCTTTATCCAACACAGTTGTAAACTCAGCAGTTAGCTTATTGTCTGAGGATACCGCTCCTGCAACCTCTGTAGTTTTGTAAGGTTTTGGAATATCAGAACCTTGCATATATGAAGCTACATAAGCGTTTTTGTACTCTAACATATCAGCTAAGTTCTGAGCAATATATTTAGCGTAAGCGTCTACTAAGTCATCTTTGTAAGTATAAGAGTCTTTCTTCAAGTCTTTTGTTAAAGCTTTGATTTTATCGTGGTCAACGTGTTTAATGACCCAACCGACATATTCCCAGTTAGGAGACTTAATGGTTGCATCTGAACCATTTAACTCAACAGTTACTGCTTTAGAAACTGCACCTACAAAGTCCGTTCTTGAAGTGTTGGTGCTAACATAAGTAAGGTTTAAATCCCACAAGGAGATACCATTTGTCTCAGAAGTATCTGAGACTTCTGCCAAAGAAAACTGAGAAACACCACTTGAAATCTTGTCTTGTAAGTCTTTTAATGCGTCTTCTTTTGCTTTCTTCTCAATCGCTACTTTCTGACTATGCTTATAAGCCAAAGTTGAACCTGCACCAATGATACCGAGGGTAGCAATTACCCCTAAGGTTATCCACAACTTCTTGTATGACTTCTTAGGAGGTTCTTGTTGAGGGTTTTTAAAAGGTAAACCTCCACCTTGGTTAAAGTTAGAGTTAAATCCCCCACTTCCACCTTGGAAACCTCCTTGGGAGTTAGGATTTGAACCAAACCCACCTTGGTTGTTTGACTTTGGTTTGGAAGAACTCTCACCAAATAAATCAACTTGATCATTCATCTGCTATCACCTCACTTTCTAAAACCCAAAACCATTCATGAGAGCTGAAGTGTCTACTAGAGGACTAAGCTCAGATTCAGACTCAGACGAAGATTGTTCGCTAGGAGTGGATACCGCTTGCGGAGTTTCCTCAACACTATTAACTTGCTCTTCCTCTGTTTCTACAACCTCATTTTGAGGCGCTGTCGTGCCCTCTGGTGCATTTTCTAACTCTTGGGGTGTACTTGTATTCTCAATCGTCTCAACTGCAACCAGTGGCTCTGTGGGAGCTTCTGAGAGAGGTTGCTCAACTCCTTGATTGTTAGACTTGTTGGACAAAATTTCATGAACCATGCTTGCTACCAAATCTTTTAAGTCATGAGGGTTTAGCTCTTGCGAAAGTAAAGGAGAAGAACCCAATTCAGTTGAGGATACCGCTTGAGAGTTTTCCTCAGAAAGTTGAGTAGTTGAACCCTTTTCAACCAACTCTAAACCTAAATCATCCAACAAATCAAGCAAAGCCGATTTGACATCGACTTTAGGCATGTCAAGTCCACCAAAGTGCTTAATTTCAGCACTGCGAAGAGTTGTAACCCAATCTTCAAAAGGTACATCTAATTTCAAAGACAACCACTTCTCATACAAATTCGCTTGAATGGTAGACTCTTGTAAGCTATTATAAGCTACCGATTGGTCAGATAAACCAAGCAAAAATTGTGTTGTGGATACCCTATCTTGAAGTAAAGCACCCAACAACAAGGAAATATAACTACTTAATTTCTTTTCTGTACGGAGGACATCAACTAAATTTGACTGTTCCTCAGTTAAACGCACAGACAACGTCATTCTTGAACTCAAATCGACACCTCCTCTACAGAACCCTCGTGTTGACGAACTACACGAGACCATGAACGCTCACTCAATGGACTACCAGAACGCAAGACTTTAGCTTGCTTGTCTAAGCGACTCAAAAATTCAAATATCCCTCTGTTTGTCTCCAAACCTAAGTACAAAACAACTGGGCGATTTAAACGAGCTAAATCATCAAACTTGCGTTCCCAATCCACTTCTGATAAGACATTTACTGGTAATAAAGCATTTGGAGAAGTCAACAAATCAAGACCATCAGCTACTCTCAATTTAATCTCATCATAAGGAGAGTAAAGAGAACGAATGTTTTGCTCTCCTAACAACCACTTAGCAACACGGTTGCGCTTAGTGATACGAACTAAGGTGTCCATAATGCTCTCTGGTGACAAGTCAATCACAAGAGTGTCTTTCATGTTTACTAACAAGTATTGATAAGAAGGAACTAAATCTAAGCTTGAAGCCGTCACATAAATCTCTACATTACGAGGAACGCTCAAAGGAGTTGTTGGAACAACTGCACTCTCTTTAAGTTTCGCTTTCAAGTCCTCATTTGCAACCTCTAACTTAGCAAACTCTATCTTCTTGTTATCGAAATCCGTCTCTACTAACTGCAAAGTCTCTTTAGTACGAGTGTGTGAGTTACGCTCATTTTCGAGTTCTGCTTTAGTTAAATCCAAATCCTCTTTCAGGTTTTGAAGTTGCTCTGAGGATACCCATGAACCTTGATTTGAGTTAGCAGCTTTCAAATCTCTACGCAAACGATCATTATCTGCACGCAAGACTTGAACTTCTTCCTCCAAGGTGAGACCAAAACCATCATCTACGGGTAAAGGAGTCTCTTCTTGAATTGGTTCTGCCAAAGGGGTTTCCTCTACTTGTGTGAAACCACTAGAAGGCTCAACTGTTTCCATTTTGGAAATAACTGGATTTGCCCCATATTGCGGAGTTAGTGGGGATACTGCTTGAGAATGTGGAGAGTAAGTTGTGTTCTCCTTAGTTAGTTGAGTGGTTTGTGTCGGTGGAGTTGGAGTTGGACTTGGAGGAGGTGCGACCTCCTCTTTCTTAGGTGGAGCAGTTAAAGACTCCCCTAGTTCGCTTTCCAACAACAATATCAATTCATCAGCAGTTGTAATCACGTGCGCTCTGTCTGGCCCCACCGTGTCGCGCACTGTTGCATTCGCATCTAATTTAACCTTTTCATCAGCCGTTAATAGAAACCCAGCCGTGCTAATCTTCTTAGCGTGACTTCTTGCTGATAAAGGTTGAAACTTTGAACCTCCTGAAACAAATCGAATATCCGTTCTATGCGCTCTGAGAAGTAAATTCTCAACCTCCGAAATAATCGATTTGCTCAGTTCAAAGTAGTAATAGTCAAAATCTGACATCAATTCTACCTCATCAAATTCTATCTAACCTCATTTATTAGGCTTTTTGAGTCTTTTGTGCCAATGAAAAAGCAGTCATCAACCCTAAAATGTTCAAGTAACGTGGACTTGTAAGGTCAAATGGGATACCCTCAATCTCTGGTTCCTCAAGGTATTGCAAGTCTACCAAATCCAAAGTTGGAAGTTCTAGTTGCAATTCAGACAAGAGCGCTTCAGAAATAGTAACTGTTGAACCATTTGGAACAACTCCACCACCTACAAGCAAAAGACGGTCAAATGAAGACACCTCTACTTCTGCCCCTCGCAAGTAAGTAAATACCTCTTGTGCAATATCGGATGCTACCGAATAAATCGCTTGTTCGACATCTTCTCGAACTTTGTGAGTTGTTGAACCATAGCGAACTTCACACGTTTTTAGCACATCTTTGAAACTTGCAATCGGAATATCTAAGCCCAAACGCTTATTTACAGAAGCTCTCACTTTACTCAGAATAGTTGAACCACCAATCTTAATAGTGTGTTTCAAACCATCTAGCAAGCGCTGACTGGATACCCCAATCAAATCTGTAGTACCTTCTCCAAAGTCAATAATCAATACATTTCGAGAAGCTAAGTCTTCATAACGAGGGCGAGGGTTCAAGTCTCCATAGCTCAAAAATACTGAGTAAAATGAAGAATATCCTTCTGGGAGAACCTTAACGGACTTAACGGTTAAATTAAACTCAGCTCCATCATACAAGTTCTTATAAGTAAAAGTGCGAACTAAGTTCTGTTCAAAAGTTTCACGTGCGGAAACTGCTTGTGCTGGTGGAACCAAAACTGCCAACTCAAACTCGATTTCCTTAGACAAAGCTTGTTTTGTACTTGAAGGATACACCATATTGACCCAATCCAAGACTTTATCCATAAGGTTAATCAAGACCACATAGTTCATCAAGTTATCTGCTTTAGCCAAGTGGCTTACTGGTGTACGCAGTTTCTTAGGTAAGTTTGCAGTGGCTAAATCACCCCACATAACCAATTTATCTACTTTGTTTGCTCCAATTTGTAAGGAAAGTTCCAATACATTAGAGTCTAACTTGTTGAAATCCTCAGATTGAATGTAAGGAGAGTAAGTTTCCTTAGTTGCTAAGTTCTCTACTACAAAGTGGTTATCAAGCAAATAACCGCGAGTGTGCTTGACGATACCCTCTTCTACAATCTGCGCTACTGCGCGTGTTTCTGAGTTTCCTAAGTCGACCATCAATTTAATTTCTGTCATTATTACACCATTTTTCTTTCTATTTCTTGTTATATGAAAATAAGTTTTAAAATTAAAGGGAATTTTCAATTTTTTGAAAATAACCTAGTTCTATTTTCTCAATATCAATTTTAATTCATCACCATATAAATAAGGCACAATCAGAGCGTTTTTAGGGTTTAGCTCTTTGTCAAACGAGTCAACAAACATGCCGTCCACTTCGTAACCTCTCTTTTTAGCAGTCTCTGCAAACGTAGAATAAGCTAAACCACTATATGAGATAGAATGGAAGTGAGAACTCAATAAAAACTCGTTTGCATAAGCTAGTTCTCGCAATGTATCAAAGTTCGCTAACAAATTCGACATAACATGAATGTTCAAACCTTGTTGAGTTGCACCTTGTTCGAGGATACCGAGGTCTTTATCTAACTGCATGAAGTTGATAGAACCATACACCGAAACCAAACCAAATGCACCCTTATGTCCTTGTGCATCAAAGTTGTGATGTTCAAAAAACTCTCTGTACTCTACGTCCGAATGGAAACCACGAACAGAACCTCTGAGCCAATTCCCTTTTTCAACTGCTGCAATCAAGACCGTCTTCCCTAAGTCTCTCAAATACTGATTCGCAATCAATCCAAGAAAAGAAGTGTACTTGAAGTTGTACTCCTTCGAGTCTGAGGTTTCTGGTATTTCTGCTACATCAATCGCTAAAATAACCAAATTTTCAAGCTCTGTGACCTTCAAATAATCTTTCATGTGGTTCAAAATCCGAGTCCGAATCGTTTTAGCTGGTAAAGAGTAAAAGAAGTCCGTTTGAATACAAAGTCTAAACAAATACTCGCTCAAATTAAGTTGATACGAAGCGTTAATGTAAGGAGACAAGCTGAAATCCACAAAGGTTCTATCTAACTTTTCGGGATACCGCTGAAATGTAGTAGGTACTTCTGCTTGGCACACATGAACCAATTTCCTTAGGACAGGCATTTGAAGTAATGGAGTTTCAAAAGTTACCTTTAAAATCTCTCTTGCTAAAGGGTTTTCAATATCTCGTACATCAGAAAGCAAAGTGACACCGTGCATTGCGACCCACTCAGTTTCAATCTCTACCTCTAAAATCTTTGATAAAGCATTTAAAACAACTCCTGTTCCAGACCAAAATCTCAATTCCTCTGGTTCAAAGCTATATTGGTTGTTAATGAGAACTGCTTCGCCAATGATGGATACCCCGTCTCCTGTTTCCTCTGTGGTAGACCAATACTGTTGGTTTGGGAACAAAGGGTTACTCTCAACCTCATGGTGGTCTAAGCTAATAACAAAGTTCCCTTGGGAAGTTAACTGCAACATCTCATCTGCCGAAATAGAAGAGTCCACATTGATAATGATTTCATTCTGGTGGTACTCTGTAGGGATGTAATAATCATATTCTCCCCAACTCCGCTCTTTCTTAACGATTTCTTCTTCGACCATACCGTGTCTTCTATCTGTGTTGACACAAGAATGGAAAGAGTAGCCTGCTTTCTGCAACATCTTAGCGCCTACGTACCAAGCCATGAGACCATCAACGTCCGGGTCGCCTTTGAGGACTATAGGATAACCACGTGCTAAACCGTTTGCTAACACTCGCTTAGCTAAATCAACACCTTGTAAGGTGTAAGCTTGTAAATTCAATCGTCTAAACTGCTCCTTTCCAAGTTCAATAGTATTATTATAGCAGAAAATACAAGGTTTTGCAAATCTTATGACAAGTGTATGACAAGAAAAATAAAGTTATGACAAGTATCTAAAGAAGTATGACAAGTAGCGGATAATTTAAGACAATTTTAACTAAAACTACGACCAAAATAGGAAAATGTAAGTCAAATTTAAAGAAATGTAAGACAAACTAAAGGAAATTTAAGACAAAGAAAAAGTATCCTCAAAATGAGGATACCGCTAGGTAAGTTATTCTTCCCACAAAACCGTATTTGAAGTATTCACATACAAAGGGAAAGTGCAGTTTGTAAAGTAACTCTTCGTTTCTTCGTCTACATTTTCTGGGGAGTTGAACATGAAGGAGTGACTGTTCCAGTTTCCTTTAAAATCAGTAGCACTAACCTCTACAAGTCCATGTTTCGGAAAACCATTTGCGCTATCCTCAGAAGACTCTGGGAAAGCAATTTCTACATCCCAAATCTTGTGGTTTTTGAAGTTTCCTACAATAAAGTTGGTAATATCTACTAAGAACTGTGTACTATTAGTCATGTTGTTTTACCTATTATCTTTCTTTCTAATTGATCCAACGAACTGAGGGTTCTCCTCGATACCCCTTCTCCCAAACAAACCAAGCATAACAAACTGCGGAACTACCGTACTTATCAAATTCGCCATTTTTAGCGCATCTTAGTCTACTACTCGCTACATAAATGTACTTAGGTGGGTACTTTTTGAAGAACTCTTTCCTCTTCTTTCCCTCTAAGAATTGAATTTTTAGAAACATAGCAACCCTAGAACCTTCTTCAATAATCTTCAAACTATGTTCTACAAAGTCTACTGCTTGGGAATATGGAGGGTTGGTTACAATATCTCCGTACCAAGACTCATACTCAAAGAAATCTTTTACTTCAGCACCAACACCTCTATCAATAAGGTCGGAGGTTGTAACTTGATACCCTCGGCTCTTTAGAACATCAGTAATGTGGTTCAACCCACAACAAGGTTCTAAAATATCCTTTTGAAATTGCTCCTCATCGAGTAATAACTCTACTGCTTTAGGCTCAGTTGCGTAGAAATCGTGTTGTTCTCTATCTGAACCTACTACAGTGGTGCTTCCCAAGACTCTTAATGTTGATGTTATGCTTTCCAAGAATTTAACCCTCCCTTAATTTTCTTACCTCCTCAACATTTGCTGAGTTATTTAAAGACACCACATGGGCGTGAGTAGGCGAACCTATTTGAACTGCGCACTTTAAAGTAACTTTTTGAAAAGCAGTTAACTCCGTGGAATTAAGTAAGTTCTCTATATCTTCATCAGTTAAATAGGTGTAGTTTTCAAAAATTACTTCTCTTAAATACCTGAACCAAGGGTTAGCTTTATATCGAGAATCTTTAGCTGCATTTATCATAAAGTCGTACCAATTCATTAAGAAAACCTCTCCGTTATTTATTACTTTCAGTTTCAATATCATTTAAAAAGGACTCTAATGACTCGTAATGCGAAACCCAATCTTTCAAATCGAAAACTGGAGGTTTAAGAGATACCACAAAGTAACTGTAACTAGAATGTTCAACCAAACCGATTAGCAAATCCCCAAAAACATAAGTTTTATTCGCACTATACATAAATGTAAAAGGAATATCTTCGTTCTCAATTCTACTAATTAAGTAGTCTGTATTTACAACCCTACGGTTATTTGCTTGAATAACAATGCCGTTTTGCTCACATAAAGTATGTAGCAACTCTGTTTTGTACTGTTCCGTTTCCTTTAGAATCCTACGTACTCTAGCGATCATACGTTTGTTAAAGTGTTCTTTCGTTTCCACTAAAAGCACCTCTCTTATCAACTACAACTATAGATTTATTATCAATTAAACCAGTAGACCAATAATCAGTCAAAGTCAAACCGTCTTTATCTTTAATAGGACTGTTTGTCTTACCTGTTCTATTTCCTATAAAGAAAAACTCTTCAACCATAAGTGTTACCTCAAAATTCCAACCATAAAGGTGAGATACCGAGACCACTCTTTTCAAATCGAGAGTATAAGTCTTCTAAAACAGAACTTGGAACAACCCAGTCTTTACCTAATTTCTCCAATTCAATTTCAACCTTCTCACCTAACAATTCTCCTGACTTCAAGAGCGTTTGCAAACGTTTTGCAGTTGCTAAATAATGGTAGTCACCATAAAATTCAACGAGGTAAACTTCTTTCTTTCGATTGTGAACTTGTTTTGCCATATAGTACCTCACTAATCTAATCTATCAGCAATATATTTACCTAAATTCTCAACAACCTCAACAACAAGGGCATTTCCCATAAAGAATTTTCTTCTTGTATCGGATACTGCTACTTCTTTTCCGTTACTTAGTTTAATTGCAGTCCAATCATCCGGGAAACCTTGTAAGCGCTCAGTTTCAAGTGCAGTCAAAAGGCGATACCCTTTGCTATCTTCTATCAAGTGAGTGGTGCGACTAATAGAACCCTCAGAAGTCAGTAGTGTTCGAGAAGGTAAGTCAGAGCTATCTACTACAGACATCGCTCCTTCTGAGTAAGTATAAGTGAAACCCTCAGAGTTAGTGCGTTCAAATTTCTTGGCACTTCTCAAATAACGGAACTTATCAACTTTATCCTCAGACAAATAAAGTTCAGTTTGTAAATCAGAAGGATTTTCTAACACATCTTTAAGAACCAAACTAGCTCCATCATAATAAGGCTCTAACTCCTTTGTAACGACTTGACCATCTATCATAGTACCTGAGTTCCAAAACTGCGTAGAAAAGGAATCTGATACCTCTACGATGTCTTCTGGAAGAACAAAGGAACTACTTCTATCTTTTACAACTTCATTTTTAGTTTCGTGGGTTTCCTCGAAGATACCGCTAGAACCTACCCCAAAATCTTCTAAGGTTTGTTGTTGTCTGAAATAGTCAGTGTCTTTTCGATAAACAAAGAGAAAGACACGTTTTCTTCGTTGACACCAACCATAGTCTGCAGGGTTAATGACTCTCCAGTCAACTCCGTAACCTAAATCAGCAAAAGCTCTCAACATAATCGCAAAGTCTCTACCACGTTGTTTTGAAGGTGCTTTTAACAAGCGATCTACGTTTTCAAGGAGCAAATACTTAGGATTACTTAGTTTAGTGGCTCTAATGATTTCCCAAAAGAGAACTCCCTTTTTACCTTCGATACCCTGTTCCTTTTTCTTGGTTCTTGCTACAGAATAGTCTTGGCAAGGGAAACCACCTACAATTAAATCTACTTGACCTTTTAGAGCAGAAAAATGCTCATTAGGGATTGTGGTGATGTCTTCGTTCCAATTCTCGCTATCTGGGAAATGGTAATTGTAGACTTCAAAGGCATCTTGCGACTTTCTCGACGGTTCAAACTGATTTGACCACAAAGTTTTAAAAGTAGGACTTGCTTTCTCAAGACCCAATCGGAAACCACCTACTCCTGCAAAAAGTTCTAGTACGTTCAATGCTTAATCTCGCTTTCTAATATAAAGGTATCTTTCAACTATTCTCTTGTAACTGTCTAAGTTCAAAGGGAAAGAGTGACCGTTGAAAGTGGCAAAATAAACTGGAGATACCCAAGATGGTTGCTCTTCTTTTAATTCAAGGACTGCTGACTTACCACCAAGAAAATGAAAGACTATCTGATTATCTCGAAATTCTACGAAAGATAGGACATTTCCTACAAAAGTTGAGAATTTTGTATCAAGGAAACCATGAACCGATAAAAGCTCTGAAGAGAGCTTTTGCAGTGTGATTGAGGAGAGTTCTTCTCTGTAATTAGTATAACGTAATTTCATAGAAGTTGCACCTATTTCCACATACTTGGGGTAGTTACAATAGTTTTTAAGCGCTCCAAGAATTTAGAGTTGTTAAACAAGTTAGAGTGAGAACTATCACTTGTAGATACCCAATCGACTGTGTTACCTTTTTCTACCAAATTTATTTCAGAGTCATCTACGAAAACAAAATGTAGAGAGTGACCTCGAAATTCCACCTGCTCAACCAAAGAACTGACCCCAAAAGAACCATCTCCATTTTTATAACTTTCGTGAACAAACAAAAGTTTAGCAAGAAGGCGTTCCATCAAATAGTCTGGAATACTCTCCAAGTAACCACCATTTGAATCTAATAACTTTACATTGAGAAATTTTGACATAATCTACCTCCTTAATCTTCTACATATAGGTAGTGAACAACCACGTTCTCAAAGGCAGTTAACAAATCCAAATCTGAGGCAATATCACCAAAGTTTAGGTTTACTTCCTTCTCGTTCCACTCAACTCCACCTTCCAACAGATTTAAAACCAAATTGGAACCCTCGTTCAAGCGAATGAGGATAAAAGTTTTAGCAAAGGTAACTGAGTGTACTAAATTTGCACTAGTAAACAGACCTGTTGTCTTATCTCTTGCAGAAACATGGGAAATAACTATGTCTTCACTTAGTTTATTAAGAATATCTTGTCGTTTTGTGTAGTCACTAAATTTTAACTTCATTTACTAACCTTCCCCTCTTTCTTATAGTAGTGCGAAAGCACTTTCTTTTTTAAATACTTCTTTAAATGTCCCGAATTGGAAACAACAGAAGTATGTTTTTCATTCGACTTCCAAAAAGCTCCGTGTTCTTCCAATTTCAAGGTATTCACCACACCGTCTGAGAACATAAACATAATGCCAAAATCAGTTTCTCGAACCTTCCAAATTAGGTTTTCCACCTCTACATGACCTGCAAAGTTTCGAACCCTATTCAAACCTATAAAGTTTCTAAATAACTTTACTTTATTTACTGGTTTTTCTCTTCTTACTAGAGCCACCTCAAACCTCCACAACTTTGAATTGATAACCTAAACCTTCTACGACATCTTCAATCTTCCAAAATGACGAAATTCCAAGACCTGCAAAGCTCTGCAGACCAATCTTGGTTACAGTTTCTAAATCTGAAATATAGATAAACCCTTTACTTTTCAACAAAGCTCGAATTTTAGAATTGAACAGGTCAATTGTAAGACAAGGTTCAATTTGAGAACCTGTATTTTTCGGACGGTAAACGACAACACCCTCAACCTCAGTTAAGACTTGACCCTCTTTCAACAAGCGTTCAGAAACCCTAGAAGAGCTTCGGTAACGAATGACCAAACCTTTATCGTTGATGTACCAAGACTTGCTAACATTTTTAATAATGTTAGCGATTGATTTTTCAACAAAGGATTGACGAGTTGGGGATACCCTTTGCGTGTTAGAAACTGCTACTAGAAAGTCTCCTGTGTTCTGAGCAGTCAACCAAGTTGAACCTTTGAAAAACTTCTCAAACCACTTCTGTTCTGTTTCATCTACACTTTTTACAACTGTATCTACAAAAGGTAGAAAGCTAGAAAAGAAATCATCTGAAAGCTCGGTAACCTCAGAACCAAAGACTAAGCGACAAAAAGAGCCGAAAGCTGTTTCACTCATATTATCTAGTAAATCGTGGTTAAATACAAGAGTATTTTGTAAAGGTGCTACTACTCGACTATTCGTCCAAGCGCTTTTATTTAACTTCTTACGAGCAAAGCTAGAATAATTTACCCCTAGTTGTTTTTCTGCTTCGGTTGCTGAAAGTCTATCCAAAAGAAGAGCCGACATAATTGAGGATACCCTATCAGCTTCTTCTTTTACCGCTTTATAAACTTCTTTATCTAAATTAGACACAATAAATCTCCTTTTATTAAACTACATTTTCTAAAACTGCTGCAAACAAGGTTTTCTTGTTTGTTACATCGGTTAAAACTGCTAAAACTCTACTTGGAATAAGGCTCTCATTATCATATAAACACTCAACACCATATTTGTAAGTATGAGTGTAGGCTTCAGCACTTCTGTGAACCAAGTCTCCAACCGCACGTTCAAAATCATCGAGAGACAGTATTTGAGTGTTCTTGGAATCAGCGAAAGCAAAGGCATTTGTGGATACCGCTTTTACAATCTGACGGACATTTTTAGCGTGGTTTTCATCATTTGGTATGAACCTCAAATCCGCACGGAAACCACTATTTAGGCGAGCCGTTCCTGTAAATAAAACACTTTCAAACTCCCCATCATTCAAACAGAAACGGTAAGGTACTAAATGTGTTCTGTGATAGAGAGGATACGACTGACCTTTGATGTTAACCCACTCAGACTTCACTAAGTCAAATCCGGGAACTTGAGCGTTCTTACGAGCTTCGTCATCACGTTTGTAAAAACCTCGTTTAATGTCTCGACCACGTTCATCAATCTCTTCGCCTGTAAAGGTAATGAGACCACCTACGATACGACCGAGAGAATCTTTCTTTGCTAATGTATAAGAGTTTGTCTTGTGAACCAAGGAAACATCCGTCAACATCTTGTGGAAGTCTCCTCTAGTTGCAACTTCATCATACAAAATATCATTGTTATAAGCTAAGAAGGTGTGTTTTGGAAGACTAAAATTTGTGTTAGCTTGAGCCGTTCTACGCTTCATATAAGCCTGACGTTCCTTTTCTATATCCGGTTTAAAGCCTTCATTTAAGTTCCCCTTTTCATCTGAGTTTTTAAAGAGAATAACTCCTGCTAAAATTAAAAGAACTACACCTATAAACCGAAATGGTGTAAATAACATAATTGCACCACTAACTGCAAGAAACTGCGACAATCTAAACATTTTTATCTCCAATTCAACCAAACTTTAATTTAACCAAGAGTGCTTTCAAGCAAAGCTACGCATTCCATAAAACTCAGCAAATCAGCAACGTATTGTCCTGCTCTCATATAGCGAGAAGAGACAACCCCAACTGCCGAGTTAGGAGAATGATACCGAAAAACAAAGGAATCCCCTTGTGTTTGCAAATCAAATGAACCGTTCAACTCCAATTCATACTTTGCTTTCAAATTCTCTACTGTTTCTAACATAAACTTAAACCTATCTTTCTTCTATTTTTATTTTCTTTATTATATCACAAAAGTAAAAATAAGTCAAATAAAAACGAGGTAAAGTCAATGCTAAACCTCATTTTTCATCTTTTCTAAACTACAAATATTGCTCCGACAAAAAGCAAAGTTAAACCAATCGTCCCCAAGCCTGCTAGATATAAATGTTCTCTTCTCATGTTTTCCTTATTCTTCACTTCTTCGAAAAGTTGAAGCTCTTTCAAACTGTAGGATACCCCTATTCCAAATAGAAATAAAGAGTTAAACACAAAAAGAATCCACAAATAAAAGCCGTCCATTAGGTTTACCAAAAAGCCCCTTTCGGTTTGTAAGACTTAATCTTACTTGAAAGCTCTCCACGCTTGTTCTCATCAGCCTTTTTGAAGAGTTCTGTGCGAGCTAGAGCCATTTCTGAGTCATTCAAAGAAGGGTCTGCGTATAAACGATAGTCTAAGTTAAAACGCGCACCTTCTACCAACTGGTACATTTGGTACTCATTGTAAATCGGAAAACCGTCTTTATCGGTACTACAAACCAAACTCAAACAACCGAAATCTGAAGCTCTCCAACACTGTTCAATCTGACCTGCAGTGAAGTTCTCATTGATGTAATGTTGAATGAAGTCCACTACAGACATCTTCAAGCGACCTCTTAGAATCGCCAAAATCTGACTTTCAGACCATGAACCCTCCAAAAATGGAGAAATATCAACCCCAGCCATACGAAGGGATATCAGAAAATCGAGGTAGTCCTTGTCGGATACCGCTCGACTGTTCTGCAAGTCCGTAATCTCAACACCTTGAGTCAAAGCAGAAGTAAACACCTCAAGAGTAGACAACGGAATTAAGGTAAAATCAACCTTAGAAAAGTCTACATTTTCAAGCGCCAAATCTACGAGGATACCGAGTGTCTTTGGTTCGACTACTAATTCATAATTCGTTGAGTTAAAGTAGTTAGACAAACCACTAGAGTCCAATGTTCTATGAGCGCTATACAACTTGTACAAAGGAGTTAAAATATCCTTATCCAAATTAGCATTTACCAAATATAAAGGTACTTCGTGTTCCAAACATAGGCGAACTGCTCTTAGCAGCTCAAAGTCTACCTTATCGCTTGTTATAAAAGGTGTTAAATCCAACCCGTGAAGGAGACCGAGAGTCAACTCGTCCTTCACGTTTCGGTTCACATCTAATGCTTGCAAGTCAAAAAAGGAAAGACCTAAATTCGCATTCTTATTCAAATCTGTTACCACACATTCTTAAAATCAAAGTTTCAAATCGAAGTCTGTGAACGCACCAAGTTGTTCTTCGACCTTGGCTTTTTGCATACGTTCTTTCAAACTCAACTCATCTTTTAATTGTACACCATTTAATACCACCCCGTCAAGTGGAGTCCACGATTTAATTGGGATACCCATTTCTTTCAAGAATGGTGAAGCTTTTCCTCTACGAGTGAGGTAAATCGTGACTTCATCACCACGTGTTCCTGCTACGAAGTGAACTCGACGTTCTTCTTCATAACTTAACTCTCCACTCAAAGTATAAGGAAAGACACCGTCAGAATCATCAAAGATAATGTTGACATTGGCTTCACGACCTTTAAAGCTAAACGGAGTAGCAAAGGTTAAGAGTGAAGTTCCACCTCTCTTAGCTTCACCAATCTTATTGTTGATAAAGTCCATGTTACTAAAGAAGTCTGTAACTGTTTCACTCTCTTCTGCCAAAGTTGAAATAGTACCGACTACCTCTGCATTAGCTGGCTCCCCCCAATAAAGGACATGAGCCAAAAGTTCTTTAAAGAGAACCATTTCTTCGGGAAACTCTTCTCCATAAGTCTTTCTCAACTTATCGACCAAAGTAGCCATAGACTTAAGACCATATTCTTGTGCAATGAAGTCCAAATAAGCGTAATTATCTGAGAACAAGATATTTTTGTTCTCTGGAATAGCATTCATTAGACGCTCTGCGAGAGTTTTCGCATCCCAAGGTTTTAGCTCTGGTGCTAAGACTTTCAAGTTGTTCTTAATATCAACTAGACCTCGCCCACGCACCATTTCAATGAGGTTCCAAACCTTTTGATACCGCGCAGTTCTGAAATCCCTTACGTCCCCTAGTAGGTTGAAGTCTCCTTGGCGCTTGACTGCGTAGAGAATAGAAGACGGAGAGTAAGTAAAGTTCACTCGGGACTGAACTGCAATGGTCTTTCCTTCAGCCAAATACTTATCAATCAACTGCAAAGAAGCGTCAGCCATGTCTTTTACAGAATCGAATTGGTAAGCTTCAAGGACTCCACCTTCTTTAAAGGAGCGGAGAGAGTGTTCATAGCGATTTGAGTTCTTTTCAATCGACTTAGTAATTGGCTTCAAAATGTTTGAAGGGCAACGGTAGGATACCGAAAGTGGGTACTTAGTCGGTTGGTACTCCTTGTCGAACCACTCCATGACCTCTGGATTTGAGCCACGGAAACCGTAAATCGACTGGTCTGGGTCTCCTACAATAACGACGCGTGGACAGTTCTCAAAAATCGGCTTCAAGACTTGGTACTGCAACTCAGACATATCTTGAGCTTCGTCCAACATAAAGTATTCGTAGCGGTTTTTGTAGAAGTTGACCCAAGCCATTTGAACTGGATCATCTTTCTTCTCTACAACCATATAATCGTAGACAAGAGACATCAAATCGTCAAAGTCAATGACGTTCATAGAAGTCTTCAGCGCTTGGTAATCTTCAACTATCATAGGAAGTAAATTTCTTGGAAGATTCAAGCGTTTTGCCGTGTCTGCTGCTTCACCGAATTGGTACTCAGAAATAGAACAGTTACGGTAGTTGGAAATAATAGCAGCTAAGTCTCGTTTATCTTGAAGAGAAATATAGTTACTGCCTTCTTCTCCTAAATCATGTTTGCGGAATAGACGACCCATAATCGCATTGAAAATACGAGAACCCTCAGAGTCTCCTCCACCTGTGTCCAACATTTGAACATAGTCTGATTTTGATTTATCTGTAAGGTTGAACCCACGAAGTCGCAAAAGTTCAAAAAACTCTGACTGTAAGGTGCTGAATGTGAGGTCGTTTGTGGATACCCCTGAAAGACCTAACTTAGCGAAAGTGCGCTCTACATTTTGTTTAATCTCTTCTGCTCCTTTACTTAGGAAAGTAGTAACCCAAGCGACTTTCTTCCCTCTCTGAGCTGGAGACAAGCGCCCAATCGTTTTATCCTTTGCTAAAATCAATGAAATCGAAGTGGACTTACCTGAACCTGCGGTCGCAAACAACTCAGTGCGACCATCTGAACGAATAATTGGCTCCAACTCTTCTAAATTATAACCTTTAGAAGCGACTAGCTCCAAATACTTCTTCATATTTGCTTCGTAAATTTGTTCCTCAGTAGGTTGTTGCTCTGAATTTGCACTAGGTTTAACACCTAGAAAACCCTTGTCGTTACTGAGGTTGTCGAGTGCTGATTGATACATTTTTGACCTTCTTTCTTCTATTAAATAGTAAGTAAATAGTAAGACTGAAATCAGTCCATTTATCTGTTTGTATATTTAAAATCTAATTTGTTATGTTTATGCTAAATTGAAACTGTGGAGGAAAAACTGCGAAAAATCCAAAATCCGATTATTGGCAAGTTAGTGACAAGTTAGTGTTCGGAAAAAGGTAAAATTTCATAGTATTGGGGAGATACCCACCAAGAAGTTATTAAATCAAAGGTTTTACTTGATTTTATAGTGAAAACTAGCGAAACTGCTTGTGGGATAAGGGTTTTCTAGGTTTTCTTTGAAAAATTGCCTACTTAAGTTGGGAAATACAATTAAAATGAACACGTGAGAATCAAATTTGAGGTCTTCTTTTAGATACCCTCGAAGTGAGGTTAGGAAATAAGGTTTAAACCTTTGTGTACCAAGGACTTTCAAGTTTGTTACCGATAAATTTTGACTTTTAAGTGGCAAGCTCCGTAGAAAATTTTGGAGGTACAGGAGGATACCCACCTTGGTAGTTTGAGAAAAGGTAGATGAACCCTTATGCACCAAGGACTTTCAAGTTTGTTGGCACAAAATTTTAACTCTTTATTTCTTTTAAGAGTGGAAAATTTGAGAGGTGTTTGTAGATACCCTCTTTGGTTGGTTGGGGAAACTTGCTTTAGAGCAAGCTTACCAAGGACTTTGGAGAATTTAAACACCTGTTTTCTCTTTTTAACTTCCCTAGCCTTAACTAAAGAAATTGAAAAATTGAGAAAGGTCTTTAGATACCCTCCAACCCATTTGGCAAAATTCTTTAAACTCAACCGTACCAAGCACTTTAAACCTTGGCAATCGCTCAAATAATTGTAAATAAAGGGAAAGAGCCACTTTAGTTGAGAGAAAATCTCAACCTATGATGCGATACCTTCGAAACCTTGTTAAATCAAGGAAATTACTGTTTAAGTTCGCTAAACACTTGCTATTGCTGAGTTTCTGAGAACTCAACCACCTATGAAGTAAAAACCCCACAGTTAAGTTTGCCAAATTGGAGAAAATTGCGAGGTATGTTTAGATACCCACTCACCAACTTGGCAAACCTTATTAAATCAAGGTTTAATGCAATTTCACCTACTAAAATCTAATTTGAAAAAGCAACATAGCCAATAAGAGCTAAGAGTGGAACCAAGATAGCTGCTAAAACCCACAGAATAGCAGTATTTGTCTTAGGTTTATCTTCTTTCTTATCCTCTTCCTCAGTCTGAACAGGCAAATAGTGCGCAGACGAGTGACGATACCCATATAAAGGGCGGTACAAAAGCACATTTAATGGAGTGTCTGAAGAATAAAAGGTCTTCACAGTGTTTTCAGACGAAGTGAAAGAGGGAACTGAGGTGTGACCACTCTTAAACTCTGCTTGAGAACTTAGCGACCGCCAAGAGGAAATTGGCGTTCCTACCGCACTTGGTCGGAAAGACCGACCGTGACTAGAACTAGAGTGTGAGCCACTTTTAGAACCTGTCGAACCTACGTGGTTGCTTGTGTTGTGTGAGCCAGTTGAACCCTTAGAACCACCTCCGGAACCTTTTGAACCACCTTTAGACCCTCCATGAGAACCACCGTGAGAGCCACCGTGAGAGCCACCGTGAGAGCCACCATAACCACCGCCATGACCTCCAACCGTGACCTCCTCTAGCGAGCGCCACGGTTGGAGCGGATACCGAGAGGGCTAATAAGCCAACTAAGGCTATTTTTGAAACTTTTCGCCACATTTGCCTAATCTCCTTATGTAATTGTCTTCAAGCTCTGAATAGTTTGAAACCAAGAACTTGTACTTATCTGAAGTCACTTTCTTATTATAGAGGTAAAGCTCTGGTACTGCTACTTTAAACGCTTGGTGCAACAATTCTAATGGAAAAGTCTCACGGAGTAGGGAGATACCCTCTCTCGAAAGTTCCGTAAGTTCAAATAAATCCTTGTGTAGCAAGCGATTAGAGTAGGTTGCCAACTTCTTTTTCTTGTATTCAAAAGGGTAAGCCAAAATCTCAAAGAGACACATGTAAGTTCCTTTCCCTCTTGTCTGAACCAAACCTCTGTAAAGCCTATGTTTAAAGAGGTTCACACAGGAAACAGTGCGCTCAACCCCATCGTCTACTATTTCAACTTTGTATTTATAGGTGTCTTTCATCTAAACCACCTCTTTTTCTAGTAAAGTTCCTTAACTTTACAAAAATCACCTATTTCGTAACCTAGCTTTTCTTCGAGTTGCGAGGTGTAAAAGGATACCCTCTCACGAATGTGCGAAACCTCTACGGAATACTGCTTTTGGTAGAGTTCTTCATCAAAAGAAACTCCATAAGACAACAATAGGAAGAGAGTTGCAACCTCAATCGGAAGAACTGTTGTTTCAAAGTGTAAGTTCTCATTTAAAACTGTAATTGGTACAGAATAAACAGACTCCACTTTGGTAATGAAATAATGCTCTGCGTAAATTGAGTTATTGGTTTGAGCGTAATTGACTCCCAACGTGTCCCAACCAACCTCTACTCTGCTGACGGTTAGTGAAGGCTCTAAAAATTCAATGTAGCTACCATATAAGTCTTGAATAGACTCTGGGAGACTTTCAAAGTCTTCTAACAAACCTTCTCTCGTCTTATAGAAGTTGTAAGTATAGAACTGAACCTCTGTGTCTGTGACCTTTGTAATCTTAGCTAAATGAACTTTGTTGATAAACTTATTCGTACCTTTGCTACTGCGAACCTCTTCATTTGCTACATAACCTTTTTCATAAAGAAAGACGAGCGAACCCTCCTGATACCCTTGCTCTTTAAAGAGCTTTTGTTTCTCAGAAATTGGTAAGACCTCTTTGTTCATGTAGCCATGAAAACGAGCCATTTCAACATAGAGCTGACTGTTAATAGTATCTATGTCTTTCGCACTCAAATCGTAGTCAATCGGTAAATACTCAAAGAGCTTGAAATAGTAAAGAATACTAGATTCTGCTAACTCTGAAGAGAGACCTTTTACACTTAAATGAAAGTCTCCTACAATCACATCAAGGTAAATCGCAAACCACAAGACCACCATACTATAAGAAAGTTGGTAAGGGTAGTTGCTAGGTTTCAAATAGGTGTAATTCTCTTCTGTGATTACAAAGGAAGTGCTTGAAACTCTGAAATGCTCTACGATTATTTCAAAATGAGCTAACAACCTACGGTAATCATAACTTGGAGGAACTGCTGCAACCGTCTCTTTCAACTCCAAGAGCTTACGAGCGGAAGCCGTGCTCACATAAGGATACCCGTCAAGTTTACTGAGAGCGCTAAGTTCAAAAGAAACTGTTGGAATGAACTCTGGAGGTGCTTTATAAATCTCACTATAAGCAATATTGTAGAAAGACCAATAGAGAGCCTTATAGGGAGAGTCTATCGTGTATTTATCAATCATTGTTACACACCCTCAACCCTTTCAAAGGCTACTGAGTTCAAGTTAGGAAAGTCCTTCTCCTTTAGTTCAAGAACTAAGTCAACTGGAAGTGTCTTGTTCAAGGTTAGATACCGAGAGAGGGAACCCCAAACCTTAATATCTTCAAGGTTTTCTGATAGAAACTGCTTTAATTTCTTCTCTACGTCTAAGACCTTTGCAAGAGACTCAGTTATCTCTTCTTTTGACTTCTCTTTAATTAAATCTGCTTGGTACAATTCACTTGTACGCTGACCCAAAAGGTTTGGAGCAACTTGCACTAAAGGAAACTCTGAAATTTCTTCTATAATAGTAGAAAGTTCATCAGAATTGACCTGTAAATACTCCTCAATCACTTGAAATTGGCGGTTTTTCCAAAGACTTAATAATCCTGTCGGAAATCTCGATTCAAGACTTTCTTCGACCTTTTGACTTGCGTAATAAACTTGACGAGAAGTCAAACCTGAAAGGTCTACAAGTTGTTTGCGATTGAGTCCTGATCGATATAATTTCAAAAGACTAAGAGTGCTTTCTTCATTTGACTTACTTAAATTTAAGTAAGAACCGCTCTTCAAAAAATCAACAAGCGTTTTTGCAAATTGCAAGTCCTCTACAGTTTGTAAGACCGAACTAGAAGGAATATGCTTGTTATTCTCCAGTCTAGTTTGGAATAAAGTAATATCAGAATAAATCTGATTTAAAGTATTAAATATCGGTTTCTTTTTACTCATTATGTTTAAAAACCACAAAAAACTACTATTTTATGATTTACTTTTAAAATCTTAGTAATGTTTACGTTCTACTTCCCATTTAGTGAAAGTACCAGTATCTGCATCGATTTCGAAGTCATATTCATAACCATTGTAATGAATTTCGCCTTCATACTCTAAACGACCATGATCATAGTCACGATTAAACTCAGTTACATTTGCAATAGTTGCACCTGGAACACGAGCCAATGCACTTTGTACAGCCTCGTCAGAGCTAATAGCCTCTACAGATGTGAATGTTGCAGTACCAACAACAGCTACTGCTGCCAATACTAAAGTTTTTACAAATTTGTTCATACTAAACTCCTATATACAATAAAAGATAAACGATAAATTACATTGATATTTTTAGATTTAATCTATGTCTTTATTTTAATCTATAAAATCAGATGTATCAAACTCACAGTTTTGATATCACATTCTATAGAGATTTGCCTGATTCTATGCAACTACGTTTTCATACACAAAAAAGTTTAATATATAATTTTATAATTTTATAATTTAGTATATAGGATTTACCTATATTGATATTTATAAGG